CATAAATTTTGATTCTGTTATGCTCGACTGTCCGATTTGATATTGCAATTTAGGGTGGTAATTAAGTATGAAGATATAAACTAAGGATGGTTTACGGGGGATGAATCCTATGGTATTGGGATTCACTCCGAAAATACGAAAAGACAATAAGGGTGTGAGAGGGGGAGTTTCCTTTATAAGGGAAGATTTCGTTAAACAATCAAAAATCTTTTATTAAAGAATGAAAGATTTTTCAATCACCCCTTTACTGATGTGGCGTACAGGGTTTTCACGGCGGGTTTGTCTACAATTTGTCTACAGAATCATTTGCCTACAACTTCCCCGAAGATGCGTGCCGTCTCTTTCTTCATCTCATCCGTGTCGTGCGTATAGAGATTCTGCGTGATCGTCGCGTCCGCATGGCCGAGGCGGGCGGCAACGTCCACAGGTTTTGCACCGGCCTCGATCAGTTTTGTCGCGTGCGTATGGCGGAAGCTGTGCGGGTTGAGGTTGAGATTCCGCAGCAGCGTTTCTATGCGCGCGTGCTTGTGCGGGATTCCGCTTGGCAGGATACAGATTAGATTGCGGCGGATATGATTTATGGGCGAGGGCATCTTCTTCGGATGAATTACAAGCCTGTGATCCTCTGCCGACTCATAGGCAATTTGAAACGCTTCGCCGAGCTTCATTTCCTGCCTTGCCTGCGTCGCTTTAAGCGTGCGGAGATAGGAAAGAAAGGCAGTGTCCGCATAGAAAGAACGGGCGCTTGTGGGCGTTTTCGGCGTCTCGAAGTATCCTGTCCGCTGCCGCTGGCGTACGATGGTGATTTCTCCTGTTGTGAGGTCAATATCATCCCATGTAAGACCTAGTGCTTCACTGATACGCAGCCCCGTGTGATAGAGGATTTTGTATGTGTGGTAGTATTTTTCCTCTACAGGGATGGCGGCGAACTGCTCCGGGGTGATGATGATGCGCGGCGTGACCTTGCGTGGTGCGCTGCGGGGGATGGATATACCTGCGGCGGGGTTTGCCGTGATGAGTTCGGCGGGATAGACAGCGTACTTCAGGGCGATAGAAAGAACCATCTTTGTCTGCTGGATTGTTCCGTGGGACAGTCCCTTTTTTGCAAGTGCCTGAACCCATAGATCAATATCGCGGGGGCGGAGTTCCTGCACACATATATTGCCCAGATATGGGAGGATGCGCGCATTGACCGCATCGCGATAGCCGATGTGTGTCATCCGCTTCACATTCGGGCGCACGACATTCTCGAGCCACGAAGCAAGGTAGTCCCGCAGCTTCACCTTCTCGGATGTGATGCCGATGTTCCCGCTCTTCCAGTCGGCATAGGCTTTCACTCCTGCGTCGAATGCTTCATCCTCGGTGGCAAAGCCTCCTTTCTCTTTCATGCGGCGCGGATTCTTCGAAATGTCGAAGCTATAGGAATAGGTGTTTCCGCGCCTTCTTATGCGTATCTTGGACATAAATAAAACCTCCTTGAAATAGGAGGCGAATCATGGTAGAATTTTAGGTGCATTGGGCATGATTCGCTCATGTTCTGCCGCTCGGTGTTGGTAGCGCCGGGCGGATTTTTAATTTGTACTTTTTTCTATTTCTGCTATAATCAAAATAGAAGGGGGGCATCATTATGATTAAGAAGTTGCACCACACAATTTCCAGTGTGTCCGTCTTTTTCCTGATATGGGCGTTGCTGACCTGCGTTATCACTTTTATGTGGTGGGTATTGCCTTTTTGCACTGAACAGGTCATGCTTTCTAGCCGGTGGGGGATAAGTTTGCTTTTACTCGCTTGGTTGTTGTATACCAAACGAGTTAGTATACTTTAATTTCACAAGAAGATGGTCAACGACCATCTTCTTTTTTCTTGGTCGTAGGATCTTCAATCTGTAATCGCTCTATTATCACTCGCATTTCTTTTTCACTATACTTTTTATTTTTATTTCTTCTATCCATAATTTTTGTAATGGCACCAATCAATCCTCCCGTCTTCATTTCTCCGGTTTTGCGATCTTCTGAAAAATCGAACTTAACGCTACCACCAAATAATGCTACTGCAACTACAGAAATTAAGGCGACAAATACGGGATCGCCGAGCAATTCAATAAGACCAGCTGATTGAACATTTGTCCTTGATTTTATATTGGTAGAAAAATCAGTTGCATCTATAGTTAGTTCTTCGGCTAATTCTTGCGCCATAGTTAGAATGCCATACATATACACAGGAATATCAAAAGCATTTGGACTATTGGGGGTACGGATGGATAATGTAAAATGAGCAGTATCGTTCTTGATATAAAGCGGATGGATTGCTCGTTCTATAAAATCACTATATGTATCGACTTGCGACAGTGCCTGTTGATTCCGAAAAAAGGTGTATAGTTTGGAATCAACACGATCTTTAGAAATTCCTTGAATCCAATGAGTTTTCCTCCGTCTGGTATAAGGGCACTTCCCTTCAGCAATATCTTCTTCGTTAAGCTCTTCTTGGTATGCTTCGTCATCTGTAATATATCCGAATGCAAAATGTGCAGATGCAGCGGATGGAATGATTACGATATCACCTTTATGGATTTCTTTACAAAAGCGATAGACTTGATTTAATACACGAGTGGTTTGTGGATGTGCCTCTTTCAACGTATCGATAAGCTGATCTGTGCGCTTGTCTTCTGGAACACATGGGACATCTTCATGTCCTATGGCAACAAAATTATCCAAGAAAAACTCATCAAAGTAACTTCCTCCTTGTGTGCGGATAAACCAATAATGACGAGTGTCATCTACCTCTTGTACAGGTAGACCGAGATCAGCTAAGGTTTCATATATTTCTTTTGTTTGCGCGTTCATCAAACCTTCTCCCTTTCATTTTTCTCTGTATATATTTCCGCTCTCTCTGTTGGCGCAGGGAGGGCGGTTTTTATGTGTGAAAAAACGGCGATTTTTTCACAGATGAATAGGCGACTAGGAAAAAACAGCTGATTTTTCCTAGTTATATGTTGATTGCATAAAGGTGTTTGCTGGACACCTTTATTTTTGTGTTGATTTTATACCTATCAGCGAACGTGTTAGAAATTGTTACACGTTGCATAATACGCAAATTGCATTTCCAACCCCGTCGAAATCGACCAGTTTAACCGTGTCGGATTCGAGGCGGTTAGATTTGGAGTCATTTCATTCGAGAACGAATCAGACAATAGAGGTAGAACAGGAAGGACAGAATCGCTGCTGCAAACAGTACGACGTTCGGTATTACAAGGAGTTGACTGCAATGTTCCACGCCTAATATCAGATTGCCCAAAAAGCACAGCAGGGTATATGCGACAAGCATTTTGAGACGATAGAGATGATTGATGACCCCGGTCTTTTTGAGCGTGGTCGTGATGATTGTGGAAAATAATAACGGAATAAGTGCCTGCCCGAGGCTTACAGCGATTAGATCAAGCATGATATTACCTCGCTTCATGAGTACTGGTGAGAAAGGAAAATTAGGGACAGCTGCGAAGCTGCAATATTATGAATGTTAGATTAGACCGCGCTTGCTTAAAAAATCGCAGCTTGAACAACGGCTGATCCTATAGGAACAGCCATCCATTCAGATGGTGTTTCAATCTTTTTTACGATTTCTCCGTTTTCATTCAAAGAGATCATGCATTCTCCACGGACGGAAAAAGTATGATCGCTATTTAGGCGTGCTGCAACCTGAGTTATTGTATAAGGTTCGTCATTGTCCGTCGGATTCCACAGTAGCAGGTAGTACACGCTGATATTTTTTTCTGGAAGTAAAACATGCTCTTTCGTTGTATCAACATAAAAGATTCGTGGAGGGACTGATACAACATACTCCCAGTTCCAATCATACTGATCAGATGGAGGAGAAGCGGAAGGACTGTCTGCATATACGGTTATTGGGAATAAGAAAAGCAAAAGTAGGAGTGAAAGAATGGAACGCATTATATACTACCTCCTTTGCAATATGGCTCAGCTTAACATTATAGGGACATCGTGTTTTGCACAAGAATATCTTTGTTGATACGAGCGTAATTGAGAATACTATCGTATGAGCGTCCTGTCCATGATGTGGGCAATATGTCGAACGTGAATTCATCGTCGCTGTCGTTTATTACGGTACCATCAACGGAAACATATACGCAACGATGTGACGTATATGTTTGATTAGGAATGGAGATTGTTATTAAGTTGATTGTGTAACCTAATCTGTAATAACGTGAATCTTTGAGGGTTTCGGCGAACAGGGAAGCTTCTTCTGCTGTGAATACTGTTTTTGTCCAACAAATAATCCTTGTGAAGTCGGGTTCTACGGACAGGGAGTTTGTGTTACTCAGCTTTGTCCCAAAACATATTTCATCTGTGTCATAAAAAGCACCTGTCGCACCATAGATTGGTTGCCATGTCGCGGCAAATATTGATCCTGTCGATAGCGCGAGAGCAACGACGACAAGAAGCGTAAGCCGAAATAGAGCTTTCATGGTAATAACCTCCTTGATGTTCTAGCCTTTTATTTTAGACCATAGCCATAATATAGCGATGATAGCGATAAATACGAGGAAGAAGAAAAGATTCATCGCTATACTATGTAGAAGACCGACAATTCCTCCGTTAAACACAATAAAGAAAACGAGGAGTAAAACAAGGCAGATTGCACCTATAAAGAAATCTTTTATTTTTGACATAGCTCACTCCTCCTTGACGTTATCATAAAAATGCAATGTAAGGTATCCATATCTAAAATCTCCAACCCTCCGAGAGGAAACGACGGACATAACATTCATCGAGGTCATAACGGTAGGACATGAGGCATTCGGCGAACTCGTCCGCCTCATCCTCTATGCGTGTGCTGGAATATGATGTATTCCGCATCGAGAAGGCTGCATATCCGGGGTGGCATACAATATGTCCGAGTTCGTGACAAAGGACGGCTGTCTGCTGCCATTCGGGGAGATTTTCGTTGATGAAGATTGCGCGACGACGCAGGATGCGCTTCCAATAGCCGTTGACCGTAGCGGGAAGGTCGGCGTATATAACGACGCAGTTCAGTTCTTTTGCGATCCGAAAGGGATCCGATGTATCATGCCTGTTTACCAGATTTTTTACGCGTAGAGGGATGTTCAGTGACACTGATTGCACCTCCTTGCTGTTTCCCTTTGATTATTTCTTCCTCTTATTCATCTCTTTGATGTCCCAGAAGGCAAGTTCTAGTGCCTTGCGTACTTTTTCTTTGTCCTCAGCGTTGAGGACGACGCCGTTGTAGGTGAGATCATCGTCTTCAAGGACTTTTTCGAGCTGGCGGCGGGTGCGTGCGTCAATCTTCTTCCCCGTGGGAGAGACGGCGGGCAGTTCGTTGGAGCGGGACTCAAAAATAGGGGTGTTTTTGTCAACGAGTTTTTCTATCGGCACACCAAAGACGTTAGATAAGTTGAGAATATCATCTTGGTTAATAGAGATGGTATATCCACGTTCCCAATTTGATATAACCTGTGCAGATTTGTTGATTCGATTCCCTAAGTCTTTTTGTGTGAGACCATGCTCCTTTCGGTAAAACTTGATTCTCTCGCTGATGTTCATTTTACCGCCTCCCGTCCGAAAATTTAATTTATTATATCACAAATAACGGAATTAGTTATAAAAACTAACGGGATTTGAGATATTTTTTTTGTTCATATCTTGACAATAACGTTTTCCGTTAGTATTATATGTATAACGAAATGCGTTATTTTGAAAAGGGGGTGATGTGGTGACGGTAAACCAGAACATTGAGCGTGTGCGCCGAGCGAAGGGAGTGACAAAAACACATTTGGCGAAGTCTCTTGGTATGAGCCTACAGGGGTATCGTTACTTAGAGAATGGGAGTGTTCGCCTTGATGTAGAACGCATGAAGCGAATTGCTGATGTGTTGGGCGTTGATAGTGCTATTTTTTTAGATGATAAACTAACGGATGGCGTTATTTATCCATGATTCAAGTAGTTGGACAACGCGACAAAAAAAGACGCCCCCAACGGAGGCGTCGCGTACCAGTGTTTTGTGTAGGTAGTTAGTGTCTGTGACCTCTTGCCCCTGTGTAGGGGTTGGTGTTACCAGAATGGCTCCAGTTGTTGTCTCGGTTGCCGTCGGGGTCACTGCGATAGTGACCGTTGACGTGAGTTCCATTGGAACGGTCATAACCATTGACGTAGACATCGGCACTTGCCGTACTGGGCGGCAGGAACGCCGTCACAGCAAGAGCGAGAATGGGAATGGCAAAGAGCAGCTTTTTCATAGGTACTCCTCCTTTGGACACTGGTACACAACGAATTATAGCACGATTAAATCAATCAAGCTAGACACACCGCGCAGAAAAGAGGTGAGCGCATGGCAAAAGAAAAGCCCTCGAAAGTGCCGCTGACGTTGCGGCTTCCGAGGGCGCTCTACGAGGAGCTGAAGGAGGAGGCGGAGCATAGGGGGCTGAGTTTGCACGAATATATCCTAGTCAAACTCAATCCTCTGTCGGTGGTATTTGAACAGGAATCGCCCCGCGCTCCTTCTCAAATTCTAGAGCACACTGCTCAATCAGATATTCAATCTGCATAGCGATAGATCGCTTGTTAGATTCGGCAATGTACTTGATTTTCTCGAAGTTCTCTGCCTGCATCCGCATCGTGAACGCACGTTTATCGGTAGCCATGATGAACCCTCCTATATTTCTTAGTGATTTCATTATGCTATATTTTTGCAAGAAGTTCAATATTGCATATTGACATCACTTTGCAAATAAGTATAATAGAATTACAAAGTGACATCACTTAGAAATACAGGAGGCTAATATGAGAGAAAATCTATTTTTGAGGATTCCACCGGAACTAAAGCGATGGTTGGAGCAGGACGCAAAGCGACGCGGATTGACGCTCACGGGGCTTATCATGGCTCTCTTAAGTGAGTACCGCGAGCAAAAGACAGCACAACAGCCCGCGTAGGCGGGCGGTGTGACGCCTCAACGATGGAGAGGCAGAGGAAGAACTATGAAGGAGGCACAATATCATGAAAGACACGATCACCATCCCCCGAAAGGACTACGAAGCGGGGGAGGAACTCATTCTCGAACTCGAGGAAGAGATTGCGGAACTCCGCGAGCGTTTGGCACACAACAGAGCCAAGCGGAATGAGCAGCGCATCCGCATCATGGCGTTAAAAAAGTCGCTTGAAGTCATCCGCAGCCACTGCAAGAACGTTGTGTACGTAGTCAACAACGGTGGGCAGGCAAGTCGAAGCCTCTGTATAGAGGCTTCATTCGCAGAACACATCCTCTCACTTATGGAAGAGGTCTCGGTATAGCCGAAACGGGCGAAAGCCCGTCCGCAGGGAATGACCGCCCTGCGCTGATGATGGCAGGTCACGTCCCGCCTCGGTTATGAGGCGAATCATGGTAGATAGCAAAGATGGCGGGGCGTGAGTGCCGATAGGAGGTGAAGTATGTGCGGGGTGTCATAGACTGGGACTTCGTTATAACGATCGTCTGCCTGACAGCGCCGTTTATGCTGTTCTCCATACTGGCGGTCTATTTCTGGAGGTGAGGATATGGGAAGGGCTGTGGCGGATACTGTAGCGGCTGACTTCGCGGCCAGTATCATGGCGGGCTTTGACAAGGTTGCAGATGAGCGGCTGGCGCGTAAGGTCGAGGCTCTCTCGGAGCGGATTATCGCTCATCTGCCGGAGGTAGTATATCTGCCGCCTCCGCCCGCAGAGGTGCCGGAGGAGCGGCTTCTTTCGGTGAAGGAGGTTGCACGGCTGCTTGGGTGTTCGCCCCGAACGGTGCAGCTGCGGATGGATCGCGGCGAGTTGGTCTATGTACTCGAACGCGGGTCGGAGAATCGCAAGATGCCCTATAGCTGGGTTGTGGAGTACATCCACAGTCTTCCGCGCTATACGGGCAAGAAGTGTGAGAAAAAGGAGGTCAATCATGCGTGAGTTCTGGAAGCCGATGCTGGTCGGCGGGGCGTTCGTCGTGGCGGCTGCGCTCTGCTCGGGCGCTGTGAATCCGTGGGAGGATGGTGTGAACGCCGTCCTTGTCGAGGAGGTCTACACGGTGCGCCCTGGCGATACGCTCTGGGGCATCGCCGAGGAGTACGTCGCGAAGAACACGGGCACGCGGCGTTACATCCTCGAGTACAAGGAGGGTATCTATGAGAACAATCCTTGGCTGGTGGAGCGGCGCGGGGAGATTTACCCGGAGGATCGGTTAACTCTCACATATTGGGTAAAGGAGGAACAGAAATGACGAAAGAGGAGCTGAACGAGATTATAGCAAGTCACGGCAGGTGGCTTGTTGATAAAAGTACAGGAGAACGCGCCGACCTGAGCTGTGCCAACCTGTGCGGTGCCAACCTGCGCGGTGCCGACCTGCGCGGTGCCGACCTGCGCGGTGCCAACCTGTGCGGTGCCAACCTGAGCTGTGCCAACCTGTGCGGTGCCGACCTGTGCAGTGCCGACCTGTGCGGTGCCGACCTGCGCGGTGCCAACCTGTGCAGTGCCGACCTGTGCAGTGCCAGCCTGCGCGGTGCCGACCTGTGCGGTGCCGACCTGCGCGGTGCCAACCTACGCTGTGCCAACCTGCGCGGTACCGACCTGCGCGGTGCCGATCTTCCGGCAATTATATTGCAGGTGGGACCGATCGGCAGCAGGAAGGACTATGTCGTTTACAACGCAAGTGACGACAATATCCGCTGCGGATGCTGGAACGACTATAAGGGCGGGACACTGGAAGAGTTTGAAGCGCGTGTCGAGGAGGTGTACCCATCCGAGAACAAAGAAACTTTGAAGTTCCGCAATGAGTATTTGGCGGTGATTTCCTATTTCAAAACGGTGCGGAAAGAATGCCTGAAGGAGGAGAAGGAATGACAAAATGGCAGACGCGGCGCGAGCTTGTCACGAAGGATCTGCCGATGTGGCGTTTGTTCCGCATTGTGGACGGTGTGGAGGAAGTTCGCATTCGTCTCTATGACACACAGGATGAGGCACTCGCAGCGGCGCGAAAGATGAATGAGATGGAGGAGACGAAATGAACAGCTATGAAGAGCGGCAGGAAGCACGCCGCGAGCGGTATCTGGAGCGTGCCGAAAATGCGCGTGTCGAATCCGGCGAAGGTTGGCGGCGGGTACAGGAAATGAGCGATGCGATCCCCTTCGGTCAGCCGATCCACGTCGGACACCACTCTGAAAAGCGGGATCGTGCATATCGGGCGCGGATTGAAAAAACCTCTGAAAAAGCATTCCGGCTGAACGAAAAAGCCGACTACTACGAGCAGAAGGCGGCGCGTGTCGGAACGGGCGGTATCAGCTCGGACGATCCCGATGCAATCGAAAAACTCAAAAAAGATGCTGAACGCCTGAAAGACAAACAAGAGCGTATGAAAGCCGCAAATCGTGCAATCCGCATGAAGGATACGGCGAAAGGCGATGCAAAACTCAAAGAGATGGGCTATACCACAGAGGATATTGAAGCGTTGCGCACGCCTAAGTATGGGCGCGTCGGCTTCCCTGCGTGGCAAATCTCAAACAACGGGGCGAATATCCGCCGCATCGAAGGGCGCATCAAGGAGCTCGAAGAACGTGCCACACGAGAACCCGAGCACATCGTGACCGATTTATACGAACTGAAAGTCGAGGATAACCGCGTGCAGTTTATCTTTGACGGAAAGCCGGACGAGGAGGTACGAAATATCTTGAAGTACCATGCGTTCAAGTGGTCGCCGTCAAGGGGGGCGTGGGTTCGTCAGGCATCTGGAAACGGGCTTTTTGCCGCGCGGCAGGTAAAGAGAAAACTGGATGAGATGGAGACGGCAGCAAAATGACGCGAGAGGATTTTGAAAAAGCCATCAGCGCGTTTGACGATACGGAGGCGTTTCTTTGCGCGGCTCATGTGGATGGCGGGCTTGCAGTAGCAGCGGACGGATCAGCAGAAGCGATTATTGTTGGAGCGGTTCAGGTTATTGTTGATAAGGCAGAACACTCGGACGATACCATCAACCACCTCATTTTGGCATCCAGTATGTTGCACAGTGCGATGCTCGATGAATTGCGGTGTAAGAAGGAGGAGACGAAATGAGCGAATGGAAGAACCGTACGACGCGCCTTGTGCGGGATGGTGTGAAGGTGTCCGTCATGTCGTATCAGCTCCCCACCGGAAACAGGTGGCGTACATTTTTCATGGTACACGCAAATGATAATCCGATGGTTTCGTATGAAGGAATAAACCGGTCAGACGCAAAGGATTGTCATGACAACCTTGTTCATGCCATAGAGCTAATGGGCTATCGCGTGTTCTCGGATGAGTTCGATGCAAAGAAAAAGCGCCCGAGACGGCGAGAGCCGCTCAAGGCGCAGAGAAATAACTGAACTACCGTGAGTATATCACGGAATAGGAGGTAAATCAAATGAGATACAATGTGGACTTTGAAATCCGTGGGATGATTGAGGTCACTGCGGAGAGTGAGGATGAGGCGGTAGACATTGTGGAAGACATGAATCTCCACGAGCTCCTCGAGGATGCAGACGGCGTTCAGATTGACGCATATGCGAATGAGATGGACGAGGAGGAAATGCAATGAAGATACTGAGCCTGACGCTTGAGAACTTCCGCAGCATTAAGAACATGACCGTCGATTTTAACGGGCAGGACGCGGATGTGCTCGGCGCGAACGGGACGGGCAAGACGACCATCGCAAATGCGATCTGTTGGCTGCTCATCGACCGCCCCATGACAGAGGAGGCGGACTTTACGCCGAAGACCGAGGGAACGCACGGCGTCCACCACAAGGCAAGCATGACCGTCGAACTTCCAAACGGGCAGCGCATGACGCTCGCGAAGGATTTCTACGAGAAGTGGACGCGAAAGCGCGGCGCGGCGGCGGAGGAGTTCACTGGCAATGTCACGGACTACTACATTGACGGTGTGAAGTCCAAGAAGAAGGAGTATGCGGAGGTTCTTGAAACCGCCTGCGGGATTGACCTCGAGCGGGTGAAGATGCTCATGGTGCTCGGGTACTTCGCGGACACCATGAAGACCGATGAGAAGCGGCGTATCCTCTTTGAGATGACAAGGGATTTCACGGACATGGATGTCATCGCCGCAAATGAGGAACTCGAAGGCATCGAGGATTTCTTTCTCATGCCGGGGACGGAGGATCAGCACTATACCGTCGAGCAGTGGAAGAAGATCGCCACCGAGCAGAGGAAGAAGCTGAACAAAGACCTTGAGACGATCCCCGCCCGCATTGACGAGGCGAGCAAGAACGTCGCCGAGAACGTCGAGGATGTGGATACTCTGAACGCGCAGCTCCGCACATTGGAGGAGCGGAAAGCTTCCATCGAGGAGAAGAAGCGGAGTCTCTCCACTCCTGACGGCAAGCAGGAGGCGGCACGCGCCGCCCTTGCGGGGCTTGAGGTCGATCTTGCAACAAAGCGTGCCGCCTACATCGAGCAGGGGGCGGCGGCGAATCGGGAACTCAATGCGGAGATCGACCGCATGAGCTCCGACAAACGCGATGTTTCGGACAAGCTGGACGCACTGCGGCGAGCACATCAAGACAATCTCCGAGGACTCACGCGGATGCAGGAGCAGCGCAAGGAACTCCTTGCGGAGTACGCCGCCGCAGCGGCGCGGCAGTGGGACGATTACGCGGAGGTTTGCCCGACGTGCCATCAGGCTCTTCCGCCCGAGCGGATCGAGGAGATGCGGGCGGCATTCAACGAAGAAAAATCCGCAGCAAAGGAGGACATCAACCGCCGGGGACAGGCGTGCAGCAAGGACAAGATCGACGCGTGCGCGGCAGAGATCGACGCACAGGCGGCGGAGATTGCAGCGATGGAGACCCGTATCAAGGAGATGGAGCGCGCCATTGCAGAACGGAAAGCAAACCTCACCACGTCGCCGCCCTTCGAGGAGACGCAGGAGTACAAGGACATCACAGCCCGCATGGAGGAGATACGCGCCCGTCAGCGTCTCGGACAGAGCGTAGCGGATGGTGTGCTGAACGGCTGCGACCGCGACATCCAGACAGTCAAGGACGAGATCGCGGCGGTCAACCTGCGGATTGCAAAGGCACAGTCCTCCGAGGAGAGCCGCCGCCGCGTCGGGCAGCTGCGGCAGGAGCTGAAACAGGCAGCAGAGCGGATGGAATACCTTGAGCAGGGGCTTCACCTGTGCGAAGAGTTCGTCCGCACCAAGGCGCGAATGGTGACGGACAGCATCAACAGCCGTTTCAAGTCCATCCGCTTCCTTCTGTTCCGCGACCAGATCAACGGCGGATTGAAGGAAGTGTGCGAGCCGCTCATCGAAGACGCTCTTCACGGGGGATGGGTGGAGTACCGCAGCGCGAACTACGCCGCACAGGTGAACGCAAAACTGGACATTGTATCAACGCTCATGAAGCACTACGGCGTACATCTGCCCATCCTCATGGATCAGGGCGAGAGTGTCACGCGTCCGCTTGCGGTCGATGCACAGTTCATTCGCTTCATCGTCTCGCCGAAGCATAACGAGGTCAAGGTAGAGCTTCGGGAAAAGTACTAGGAGGAAAAGAAAATGGCAAACGATATGCAGCTCGTTACAAACGCCCCGATGGGGGTAACGGCAGGATTTCAGAATGCGGAAGGGTTCGCCCTCCTGCAGCGCATGGCAAATATGTTTGTAGGATCGACCTTGGTGCCGAAACAGTTCCAAGGGCAGAACAACTACGGCAACTGCGTCATTGCGCTCAACATGGCGCAGCGGCTCGGCGCAGATCCCCTCATGGTCATGCAGAACCTCTACGTCGTCCATGGCACGCCGAGCTGGTCGAGCAAGTTCATGATCGCCATGTTCAACCAGTGCGGCAGGTACGAATCCATCCACTACGAGGAGACGGGAAAGAAGGGGACGGATACACAGGGCGTGATCGCATGGGCAAAGGAAAAGTCCACGGGCGAAATCCTAAAGGGTCCCGAGGTCACGATCAAGATTGCCAAAGACGAGGGGTGGTACGGCAAGGACGGGAGCAAGTGGAAGTCCATGCCGGATCAGATGCTCCGCTACCGTGCGGCGGCGTGGTTTATCCGCACGACCGCGCCCGAGCTGTCTATGGGCTTGCAGACCGTTGACGAAGTGAAAGACACCATCGATGTCACGCCACAGACCATCATGCAAGCACCACGCGCCGAGGAAATTCGCCGCAATGCCAACATTGAGGAACTTGTCCCGCAGCTGAAAGCGGAAGAGACGATCGACGCTGATGCACCGATGCAGGAAGAAGTGCGGGCAATAACATCTGCGCACCGCAGAAAAGCACCGGCACCGCCGGCAGTGACCAAAGCACCTGCCTCCGCTCCGCCGAGCGCAGAGCTTTATGCGGGCATGAGCTTCTGACATGGACATCAAGATCATCGCGTCGGGGAGCAGCGGGAATGCCTATCTCATCGGGGATGGGCGTACACGCCTCCTCCTTGACGCGGGAATCCCCTTCAAATGCATCCAGATTGGCTGCGGCTTTCGGACGAGCAGCATTGACGCCTGTCTCGTCACGCACCGTCACGGCGATCACGCTGCGGCGATTCCGAAGCTCCTGCAGCGGGGGATCACGGTCTACAGCAACGAGGATGTGGCAGGGCTGCATGAGGGCGTTCAGAGCGTGGAGGCGCGGAGGGAGTTCCGCATCGGTACGCTACGGATCCTGCCTTTCGAGGTGGAGCATGATGTGCCGTGCTATGGGTATCAGGTGACATCGACCGAGACGGGCGAAAAGCTCGTCTACATCACCGACAGCGCGTATGTGAGATACACGTTTACGGAACTCACACATCTCATGATCGAGGCGAACTATGCAGAGGACATCATGATCGGGAACGTGAGAGACGGGAAAGTCCCGCTCCCGCTTGCCGAGCGTGTCGCAGGAACGCACATGAGCATTGACACGCTTCTGGAACTCCTGCGAGCCAACGACATGAGCAAGGTGCGGCAGATTTACCTCCTGCATCTCTCGGATAACAACAGTGACGCAGAGGCGTTCAAGCGGCAGGTGCAGCAGGAAACGGGCGCAGAGGTCTATATCGCATGATACTTGTTGGACACGTCGTAAAGGAGCGGGATGAGGGCGCAATGGTCTACGTCCCCTATCCCGCAGGGCAGAGAAAGCCGGAGGGCTGTCATGAGAGCGTCGGTGTAGAGTTCGTGGACAAACGCCGTATCAGCGCAAAGCAGCGAAAGAAAGCATATGTCCTCATCGCCTACATCGCCGCATGGTGGGGGTATACGCCGACCGAGGCAATGAAGGAAATGCTCAAGCTCATGTTTATCGGTGAGGCTGAGACGCTGCGGCGGACATTCTCACTCTCGGACTGTGATATGACAACGGCGCGGCTGTTTATCACGTATCTCATCGACTTCTGCCTTCTGCATGGGGTAGATGTAGGGGAGCCGCTCTATCAGCTCTCAGAGGACATCCCGCGCTATGTGTGGGCGTGCCTTATGAACAAGCGATGCGCGGTATGCGGCAGGAACGCAGACCTGCACCATGTCGATGTTGTCGGCATGGGACGTGACCGCACGGAGATTTGCCACATCGGTATGAGGGCGCTGCCTCTTTGCAGAGAGCACCACACGGAGATTCACCGTATAGGGCAGGAGGATTTTCTAAGGCGGTATTTCCTTGAGCCTGTGAAGATCGATGAGCGGATCGCGGATGTGTATCGGCTCAATACAAAGCATAGGAGGTAAGACGCTATGAAAGAGATCAAACGTTACGCTTGTGAGACTTGCGGGACGGAGTTTGCTGATAAGGAGAAAGCGAAGCACTGCGAAAAAGCTCATAAGCATCCCAAAGAGGTTGTGCGTTGCAGGTATAACTCTATCGGCGTGGATGTAACAGGTTATCCTCAGACAATCACCGTCAAGATGACGGATGGGAAAGAAATCCTCTACAAGAGATGAGGTGAAAGATTTTGTTTGTGGTCAATGATTTGGAGCGGCTGCAGGAATACGGGTTTAAACCCATAGGTGAAAACAATCGCAGGGGCTGGGCGACGTACAAAAAGGTACTCGGGAAAACGAGTTCATATCGATCGCGGGTTGTTCTGCAACTTATCGTGAATCCGTATCAGGGCACGCATGAGAATGAGCTTTTCGTCCAATGCATTAGCAAAAAGGACGAAAACGCATGGAACATAAAAGGCGAGCCTGTGATTTGGTCGTTCGAGGATATCGGGAAGCTCGTTCGTGACAGTGTTGTGGATTGGGTAGAAAGCACCCCTTCCTAGAGAGGAGAGGTGTGACGGTATGGACTATATTAGGCAGCTCAACGCATTTAGTAATCTGAGCGCTGGAATACTCAGCTCCAACGAAGTGAATGTTTACCTTAGATTATTTTGGTGGAACAATCGTTGCTGTTGGACGGAGTGGTTCGAGACGACCGATTCGAGATTGCAGATTGAGACTGGAATAGTCTCCCCGAATACCATCCGAGCGATTCGGAACTCCCTGCGTCAGAAAGGCTTCATCGACTTCATTCCGGGCAAGCGAAGGAGTCCGACGAAGTACAAGATCATCGATTTATGTCAGGAGTCAGAACGTCTTCCATCGAGTTTTATGTCAACCATTGACATAAACACTGATATAAAGACTGACATAAACACTGATATAAACGCTGATATAAAAACTGATATAAAAACTGATAGCATATATAAACATAAACGTAAAACGGAAACTGAAACAAAAAAAGAAAAGCAAAAAGAAAAGGCTTGTGCCTTTTCCTTGGATTCCTACACCCAAAATGCGGAACTCCTCGAAGCTCTCGACGGATTTGTGGAGATGCGTAAGAAGGCAAAGGCACCTCTCACGGAACGCGCTCTCGCTCTCCTGCTGAAGAAGCTGGACGGATTAGGGCACAGTGACGCGGAGAAGGTAGAGATCGTCAATCAGTCGGTCGTAAACAACTGGAAGGGGCTTTTCCCACTGAAACAGGAGGTGAGACAGCATGGAACAGGCGGGGACAATCGCAGCGCGGCTCTTGAAGAGCGGTATTCAGATTTCGACGAAGCCGACCGCGACCACGTCTATCCGTGGGAGGTACGACCTCCCGATGGAGCAGATACGGCGACACATGGATGAGATCGTGGACATCGAGCGGGCGCAAGACCTCTGTCGCGGATGTACGGGGGAGAAGTGTCGGCAGCCCTCACGGGGCATGATTCCCGTCGTCGAAGTCCATGACGGGCGGTTCTCCTATGCGCTCAAGGTGTGCCGTCATGAGCGCAGCAGACGTGAGAAGCTGCGGATCGCGAAACTCTTTTCTTCGGCGCGGATTCCACGGGCATACGAGGGGGACACGTTCGCGGACTATACCGTCACGGACGGCAACCGAAAGGCGGTGGAGGCGGCGCGTTGGATGCTTGTGGGGGGCAGCGGCGTGTTCCTCTACGGCACAAAAGGCACGGGAAAGACCAAACTTGCGGCAATCATCGCAAACGAGCGTGCAAGGGCGGGAAGCCCTGTACTCTTTGCCTCCGTGCCTGACCTCATGGCAGACATCCGCAGCTCATTCAAGGACGGGACGACCTCGGAGGCGGTACAGGCGGTGAAGAATACGCCGTTTCTCGTGCTGGACGATCTCGGCGCGGAGAAGATGACGGAGTGGGTCGGCGAGCAGCTCTTTTGCATCGTCAACCACAGGTATAACGAGCGGTTGCAGACTGTTGTGACAAGCAACTACAACCCGACGCAGATCATCCGCCGCATGGCAACGGTGGACGTGCGGGGCAACGTGATTGACGATATGCAGGGGCAACGGATTATGTCGCGCATCTACGGGATGTGCGAGCGGGTAGAGATCAAGGGCGCCGACTGGCGCATGAAAGGAGCGTGCTGAGATGGCAGAGATTGATATGACAAAGCCGCAGCCGTGCACGGTGTTCCAATATGCACCGAAAACAGCGGCCTCAACGCTTGCATGGGTGGCGAAGCTCAACGAGGAGACGGGCGAGGTTGTGCAGGAGGCACTCAAGGTCGCACGGCTTGCGGAGGTGGATGGAAACTTTCACGATGCAGAAGTTGACCTTGCTGAAGAACTCACGGACGTTATCACGGTCTGTACCTCATGGCTTCATGCGCTCGGCTATGACGAATATCTGCGCGGCGAGGTGCAAAAGCGCGTGAACGAGAAGAACAAGGCACGCGGGTATTTCTGAGGAGGCAGCAACATGGCTTATGCGACGGAGGAACAAGCTGCGGTTATACTCAAGTTCCTGCATGAACTCGGGTACGACCCACCGAAGGAGTCAATCCTGTACATGGACGGACAGGAAGCGACAGACCTTGTCGAGGAAATCAAGAAACTCAATGAACATGATGCGTTGCTCTTGGTGAGGAGGGGGAAGGATGGACGAGTATACGCCCTGTAAGAAGTCCGATCCGACGGCGCAGGAGGCAGTCAAGAATGTGATGCGTCTCATGCATACGAAACTTAAAAAAGCGAACAAGTACAACGCACGCAAGACAACGGTCTGCGGGCATGAGTTTGACAGCAAGCGGGAAGCGGAGGTGTATCTGGAACTGCTCGCACAGAAACAGGCGGGAAAGGTTGTTCGCATCGGCTTCCAACCGTCCTATACGCTGTTGGAGGCGTTCACGGACAACATGGGCAAGCGGCAGCAGCCTATCACCTACACGGCGGATTTTTTCGTCACCTACGCCGACGGTCATGCAGAGGTCATCGAGGTCAAGGGGATGCGCACGCGGGACTACCTGCTGCGCAAGAAGCTGTTTCTCTACAAGATGAGGGACGAGAATATCGTTTTTCGGGAGGTGAAATGATGACGCTCGGCAGTCTGTTTGACGGGATCGGCGGGTGGTTTTTGGCGGCGTGTCATGCGGGCGTTACGCCGCTATGGGCGAGTGAGATCGAGCCATTCCCGCAGTCCGTGACGGCGCGGCATTTTCCCGACGTGAAGCAGCTCGGGGACATTACGCAGATCAATCCCGACGAAATAGAGCCTGTGGACATTGTATGCGCGGGCAGTCCGTGCCAAGATTTATCAATCGCCGGAAAAAGAAAGGGGTTGGACGGTGAACGCAGCGGCTTATTCCGCACAGCAGTTGAGCTTGTTCGACGAATGCGGGAACGCACAGGAAAGCCTCGCTTTTTCGTTTGGGAGAACGTCCCCGGCGCATTCTCAAGCAACAAAGGGGCTGATTTTCGAGCCGTGCTTGAAGAAGTCGGACAAGCCGAAATTCCAATGCCTCCAAATGGCAGATGGGCAAATGCAGGAATGGCAGAACTGCAAGAGTGTCAAATCGCATGGCGCGTCCTCGATGCTCAATATTGGGGAGTACCCCAACGTCGCCGTAGAATCTTTCTTGTCGCGGATTTTGCAGCCAATGGAAGATGTGCCGAAGAAATACTATTTGAGCAGGAAAGCGTGCCTTGGGATACTGCGGCGAGCGCAGGAGCGGGGGAAGGAATTGCCCGAGGAACTGCGGATTGCGCTCGAACGTCAGGCGAATATATCCCCAAGACAGCAAGGACCCTGACCGCACGGATGGACGGAAGTCCCTGCGCGGATCGTGGTCCGCAGATCGTCGCAACGAATGCGCTCACACCGTGGGACGTACAGAGCAGACGCATCTACGATGAGAACGGTAAGATGGCGGCTCTTTACAGTGGAGAAGGACGCGGGTCAAACAACGGCGCAGTCTTTGTCCGGGCGGCGGGATTTAACGGCAAAGCAGGACCATCAAGCGGCGGCATTAGTTACACGAAAGAATGCACGCCAACACTCATCGCAGATCATCCGATGTACGTCGCAATCTACGACATGACGCACGCCGATGAAGTCATGCGCTCTGTGAAAGACGGGGTTGTCCCGACGCTCAACGCACGGATGGGAACGGGCGGGAATCGAGTCCCCGTCGTGCATGCCTACTGTATTGCAGGAAATACCATTGACCGCAAGATAGAGAACGGCGGCAACGGGAAGGGCGTACTTGCAGAGACAGCATATACGCTGAACACGATTGACCGCCATGCGGTCGCAGAGATATACGGCGCGAAATCGTTCAGCGAATACGAGAAAGGGCAGGTTGCGACACTCAGAGCATCGGGCGGGAATCACGGCGGCGGCAGTGAGAATCTGGCGGTTATGCGCTCCATCGTGCGCCGCCTCACGCCGACTGAGTGCGAGCGACTGCAAGGGCTGCCGGACGGATATACCGATGGCGGGAGCGACACCGCCCGCTACAAGGCACTCGGCAACGGCATGGCGCAGCCGTGCGCGGACTATGTGATTCGGCGGATTGTGGAATGTGCGGAGGAGGTGCGGTGATGGCGTACAAGGTGGAGCGGAACAATGGCACGGGCGGATTCAGTTGTTGTTTCGCGCATGGGGGGAACAAGTATTTTGCGGAGGTTCGTTTTGTCCCGCTGAGCAGGTTTTCCGAATGCACGATCTATCCTGTGGACAAGCTGGATGTGGTCTATGGGAAGTGGAATGTGCCTGTGACGCGTGAGGGGCTTCTCGCGTGCATTGAGGAGTTCAAGGCAATGTTGGAGGAGGAGAAGGATGGAAGCGTGGCATAAATACTACTGCCCGCTGCGCCCGCCCGATCTCGGTGCGACGCCGCTTCATCCGGTACGGGTGGAGTTCGGGGCTTGCGAAGTGAACGGGCGGTGCTGTCACGGTGCGGTCTGGTTTGACCGGCGGCTTTCGGCGGTTGAGGTGGAGCGGTATGAGCTGATTCCGGCGGAGGAGGAGAAGCAATGAAGAAAACGTGTCTGATCTGCGGCAAGGAGTTTGAGCGCACGCATGGAGCGAAGCGTTGTCCGGAATGCCGCAAAGCGGGGAAACGGATCTGCGGGCATTGCGGTAAGGAGTTTGTGACGAAAAACAAGACGCGGTATCTGTGCAAGGAATGCGATGCTGTGCGTGCTGAGAAAGCCCGTAGGGTTACGGATGAATGCCGCACTGCGCACCAAAAGGCAACACCGACACAGCGGATATGTGAGATCTGCGAAAAAGAATTTGAGGCAGTCGGTATGGTAAAGTGCTGTCCGACCTGCCGAAAGCTGGAAGCGCAGCGGCTTACGAAATTCGCCCGTGAGAAAGGGGGAAATCAGACTCCGAAAGACCCGCAACGGCTCGTGAATGCAGTGCAGGCGGCACGGGCACTTGGGGTGAGCTATGGGCAGTATAGCGCGATGCGGCGCGGATTGTTGAGGGTGTGAGGTGCGATTATGGTAGAGGTGTTTATGTTATTGCTTATGCTGCTGGCAGTGATTTCGATCGCGGACGATTTGTGAGGTTGGAGGAAAGAATGTGTAAGGTCGAACTGTATCACGATAATTTTCAGAACTACAAGCGGTACGGGATTCCGTCGAAAGCGCAGTTGGTGATTGCGGATATTCCGTACAATCTCGGGCGGAATGCGTATGCTTCACACCGCGCGTGGTACAACGAGGGGGATAACAGGAAGGGCGAGAGCAGAAAGGCAAATACACAGTTCTTCCGGACGGACAGCAATTTCAACATCGCGGAGTATTTTCATTTCTGTTCGAAGCTGCTGAAGAAGGAGCCGAAGGAGCGGAACGCGGCACCTGCGATGATTGTCTTTTGCTCGTTCGAGCAGATGGGCATGGTTGCAGATTACGGTCGAAAGCACGGATTCAATAACGCCTATCCGCTGTTCTTTGTCAAGAACACTTCCGCACAGGTCTTGAAGGCAAATATGCGCATCGTTGGGGCGACGGAGCACGCGCTTGTCCTCTATCGGGACAAGCTGCCGAAGTTCCGCAATGACGGGCACATGATACTCAACTGGATGGAGTGGAAGAGAGATGACAAGAAGGTCTATCCCAAAATCCATCCGACGCAGAAGCCCGTGAATCTCCTGCGGCGACTGGTGGAGATATTCACCGACCCCGGCGACGTGGTGATTGATCCTGTAGCAGGGAGCGGGGCGACGCTTAGGGCGTGTGCAGAGCTCGGACGGACGTGCTACGGTTTCGAGGTGGATAGGGATTTCTACCGCGCAGCAAAGGAGCAGATGCTTGTGCTGCCCGATGCGCAGGAACAGGCGCTTTTTGCATGGGAGGCATGACATGAACATATGGGTCGGAATCGGGCGTCTGACGCGTGACCCCGATGTGAAGTATACGCAGAGCGGGAAGGCGTGCGCGAAATTCACCCTTGCGATTGACAGGCGCAGGAGCGCAGATGCGGAAAAACAAACGGATTTTATCCCGTGCGTGGCGTGGGAGAAGACGGCGGAGGTGATTGCCCAATACGTCTCGAAGGGGCAGAAGATCGCCGTGGAGGAGCGCATCCAGACGCGCAACTACGACAAGGATGGGCGCAAGGTCTATGTGACGGAGGTCATTGTTCAGAGTATGGAGTTCTGTGACAGCAAGGGCGCGGGAAAGAGCGGCGGGAACGATGAAGCATTCCCCGGGCGTGCGGTGGCGGATGAGGATATTCCCTTTTGAGGGACAGAAAAAGAGCGGCATATCACCGCTCTTTTGGTGAGTTCTGAACATATTGGCGACATCAACAAAATGATGAGACAGGAGGAACGGGCGTGAGGGAGTACGGCGACTATATCAGGGAAACAAAACGGCTGCTCATGAACTACAACAAAATGAAGGTCGCCGCGCTCAATCTCACGGAGGAGATCATGGCGCGGGAGTCCGCCCTGCTGGATGTGCCGATCGGCTCTGTCCGCTACGGGGAGGACGGTGTGCAGGGGGGATGCGGGGAGCTGACGAGCACCGAGGCGGCTGCGGCAAGGCGTATGAGGATGGAGGGGCGTGTTGCCGGGATGAGGGAGCGGCGCGATGAGTTGGAGCGTATCATGCGCAGGATTGATGGTGCGCTTGCGTCGCTGGACGAGGTCGAAAGAACGCTGATACGGGCACGCTATATGGATGGTGTGACATGGCTGCAAGCGGCGCTCTGTGTCTCCTATACGGAGCGATGGGCAAAGGTGCGGGGACGTAAGGCACTGCGCGATGTTGCCCTCATGCTGTTTGGTGTGCTGATGTGCCCCGCGCAGCTGAAACTTTATACTCCGTAAATATGCAGGGCGTTTTGCACAGATTGTATACAACTGTGGATAACTCGAAAGCGTTTTCAACTGTCTTTTTTGTTCCCTTTTACTTCCTTTTTTTTTCGGAAAAACCTGCTATACTGTTAGTGTGGACGGTTTGGGAACACCGAGCCGCTGCGATACCTCCTACTCCTATATATCCCCTACGGATAGCCGCCCGACGAGGCGGCTTTTCTGTTGGGGCGAGGTACTTTCATGAGACAAGATGAGGCTGTATATGCCCTTTGCCAAAAATGGCAGGACATCTTAAAACTCAACAACTGGGATATTGTCATCAAACTAGGGCGCCCGGACGAGCTTAGCGAACCCGATCGGGAGGGCGAGGTGTTTGTTAATCTCGCGAAAGGCGAGGCACTGATACAATTACTTGATCCGAATGGTGCGTATGACTTTGCTTTCCCTTATGACGTGGAAAAGGTTTTAGTGCATGAGCTTCTGCATCTCTCCTGCGCCGCATTTGAGCCGGAAGAGGAGCCTCTGCGGCATGATCTCTGGGAGAGGATGATTGAGCAGACGGCAAAAACGTTGGTGGAGTTCCAACGAAAGGTAGAAGTTCTGAGTAAATTGTAAGGGTCTGCATAGCGAAATATAAATTTTTGCGGTTTTTTATGTTTCGTTGGTGTGAGGTGTAAATTTTGAGGGCACGGCGTGGGCGGTGTCCTTTTTGATTGTCTAGGAGGTGGATGTGTGGACGATATAACCCTGCTCCGTGGAGATTGTTTCGAGCGGATGAAGGAGATAGCGGACGGGAGTGTCGATATGATTCTCACCGACCCGCCATATAACATCAGAGTGGCAACAAAGGTGAAAGGAAAGAAAAAGACGAACACATGGGACTGCATCCACGACTATTCCGCATTTATGCGGAATTTTTTTGAGCAATCCGCGCGTGTGTTGAAGCCGAACGGAGTGCTCTATGTCTGGCACAATGATATACCGCGGATCGCCGAGATTATTCATGATGTGCATGAGCGCGGACTGTTTCGGCTTATCAGTTTCTGCATCTGGGACAAGGGAGAAAGTTATCGCGCGAGGTCATGGCTGAACCGCCGTCCGGGTGCGCTGCGCCAATGGTTTAATCGCTGTGAATACTGTCTGCATTTCTTCAAGACGGGACAGGGGGGATGGTCGTCCGCTACAGGACTGGATCGGATCAACAGCAATCCGAACTGTTACCGTCCGCTGAAAGAATGGTACAGGAGTGAGAAGGAACGCCTCGGACTGACGGACGAGGACATCGGTGTCGCATATACGGGGGCGACAGGGAAAGAGTCGTATATGATTTCAAGACATTATTTTAAAGATTCCCAATTCGCAATTCCGACGCGTACCGTCTGGGAAACGGTCTATGAGCCGATGGGCTTCGACAGGAACTACGAGGAGTTACGTCATGAATATGAGGAACTGCAGCAGGGATACGAGGGCTTGCGGCATACGCATATAAATGATGCGGCACATTGCAATGTATGGGCGCGGGCGGCGATTCCAACGCAGAAGCGTTTCCATACCTGCGAGAAGCCCGTTGATATACTATCGCGTATCATTCGTGTAAGTTCGAGAGCAGGCGATGTCGTTCTGGATTCCTTCATGGGAAGTGGATCAACAGGCGTTGCCTGTGTGCAGGAGGGACGGCGCTTCATCGGGATGGAGAAGGAAGAGAAGTATTTCGAGGTCGCAAGCAAGCGCATTGAGGAGGCGCGCAGCGGGCTGTTCGCGTAGGAACGTGTATCTTGCGGGGAGGTGGTGTTATGCAGCAGCTGCAGGAAAATTTTTGTGTGGAGTTTGTACGTTGCAGAAGCAACGCGGAAGCATACAAAAGAGCGGGTTACAAAGTCAAGTCGGATAAGTCTGCTGCTGTTTGTGCTACCAAATTGCTAAAAAAGCCCAACATTCAAGCCCGCATTGCTGAACTTCGCAAAGAACTTGCTTCCGGCAAAATTATGGATGCGGCACAGCGGCGCGAGCTATTGACACAGTTTGCCCGCGATGAGGAGACGGGCAGGGCGGATCGTCTGCGGGCGATAGATCTGCTGAACAAGATGGACGGCATCTATATCACAAAAGCGCAGGTGAGCGGCGTGGACGGCAGTCCCTTGACATTCCGATGGGAGGGCGGCGATGGCTGAGGTTGTGATTCCCTACACGCCGCGCCCGATTTGGCGCGACACCATACACCCTGCGCTCTCCTGTCACCGTTTTGCGGTACTGGTCTGTCACCGCCGTTTCGGCAAGACGGTCGGGACGGTCAACGAGATGATCAAGAAAGCGGTGCTCAACGAGAGAAAAGCGCCTGTCTATGCGTATGTCGCACCGTTTCGCAATCAGGCAAAGCGCGTTGCGTGGGAGTATCTCAAATACTATACGAGTCCGATTCCAAGCCGCACGGCGAACGAGTCGGAGCTCTATATCGAACTGCCCTCGCGTCACGCACGCTCACCGGGGGCGCGTCTCTACATCATCGGCGCAGACCATCCCGACGCGCTGCGCGGTATCTATCTGGACGGGGTGATACTGGACGAGTATGCGGATATTAAGCCCGAGCTCTGGGGCGGCGTGATACGTCCTGCGCTCTCCGACCGTGCGGGATGGGCGGTGTTCATCGGGACGCCCAAGGGGCAGAATCAGTTTTACGAGATGTTCCAATATGCAGAGAAGTCCGAGGGGTGGTATTCGTGCATCTACAGGGCGGACGAGACGGGCGTGCTGCCCGCTGAGGAGCTCGCCGATATGCGGGCGCAGATGACAGAGATGGAGATTCGGCAGGAGCTTCTCTGTGATTTCACGGCGTCGGCGTCGGATGTGGTGATACCGATTGATCTCATCACGGAGGCGGCAGCGCGTGAGATGAGCGCGGAGGATGTGGCGGGGCAGCCCCTCATTCTCGGCGTGGATGTGGCGCGTTTCGGCGATGACCGCACCGCGATCTGCGTGCGGCAGGGGCTTCTTTTGCGGGAGCTGCGGACGTTCACGGGGCTTTCCACGATGGACGCGGCAAGTGCGGTGATTGCGTGCTATAACGAGTTTTCGCCCGATGCCCTGTTTGTGGATGCGGGGGCGATGGGTGCGGGGGTGATTGACCGTCTGCGCCAGCTCGGCTATGACGCGACAGAGGTGAGTTTCGGCGGCGCGGCGATGGACGCCGAACGCTATGCGAACCTGCGCGCGGAGATGTATTTCAGGTGCCGCGACTGGCTCGCGTCGGGCGGGGTGCTCCCGCAGGATTCCGCGCTCAAGACGGAGCTTTCGACGGTGGAGTACAGGTTCAGCAGCAGCGGGCGCATTCTGCTCGAGGCAAAGGAGAAAGTGAAGGAGCGCATGGGGAAAAGTCCCGATCTTGCGGACGCGCTTGCGCTCACGTTTGCGATGCCGGTCTGCGCAAAGCAGGGGCGGTTCTATGAGGCGCGCCGCCGCGGGAAGATTCCGAAGGCGGGGAGTATGTGAAAGGAGGTGAGGCGATGCAGGAAAATGCGTCGGCGTATGCGGCGGCAGAGAATGCCGCCCCCGAGGAGATCAGTCTGGACACGCTCGGGGATGAGGCTGTCAAGAAGATTATGACGGCGTACAGGGCGGGGCGCGATGTGGCAGACAACTACTATACGGGGACGGTCGAGCCCGCACTCCTGCGCCGCTATGATGTGTACCGCGCGGACAAGGAGCACTATCGGAAGAAGTTTGAGCGCCTTGCTGAGTCAAGTGACTGGGTGTCACGGGATGTCAAGACGACAATCGACTGGATTATGCCCTCTCTGATGGAGGTATTCACGGGAGCGGATGACCCTGTAGATATTACAGGAGCCAACGTCAATGACGACGACAACGCCCGTAAGATTCAGCAGCTCATCAGCTATTTTGTGACGCGCAGGAACAGTTTCTTTTCGTTCATTTACAATTTCCTGCGCGACGGGCTCACAATCAATATGGGCTGTGCAAAGGTCTACTGGAAGCGCGAGGAGGAGCGCCGTCCGATGGAGGTGCTTGCGGACGCGCAGATGATGCAGATGCTTCTTGCGGGGGAGGCGGCGGGGCAGGTTGAGATTGTGGAGGCGGTGCCTGTGACGCCGCTCGGCGATCTCCTGCATGTGCGGTTTGATGCCGTGAATGTCAAGGTGAATCAGCCCGTGATTGAGAATATGAGTCCGTCGGAGCTGCGGTTTACGCCCGAGGAGCGCGAGCTTCACCGCTGCAAATTCGTCGCGCAGCGCAAGATGGTGCGCGGCGACTACCTCAAGCGTATGGAGGCGCAGGGCGTCTACCGGAATGTGGATGAGGCGATGAAAAAGGCGGGCGAGGGCGTGCGGCGGACGCCGCTGCTCGAGCGCAGGCACAATGCACGCATGGAGGAAGTGCAGGGGCGGCTCTCCGATGGGGATGACGCCTCCAAGGAATTCGAGCTTTACGAAGCCTATCTCAAGGTGGATTTCAACAACGACGGAATCTACGAAAACATCATTGTCCATGCGGTCGGCGACACGCCGCTCAAGATTCAGGACAACGTGTTCGAGATGCCGCCGTTCTTCCTCTTTTCCCCCGAGCACGATGCCTATGCCATCTTCGGTGAGGACTCCATTACGGACACGTTGGAGCAGCTGCAAGACCTAAAGACCGCCCTCATTCGGCAGATGATTATTGCGGTCGCCAAGAACAACGTGCCGCAGAAGTTTGTGTACGCGGAAAACGTCGATATGAATGCAGTCCTGGACAATTCGGAATACGTCGAAGTCAAAAGACAGGCGCCCGCAAATCAGATCATGTTCCAACCGCCGCCGATTCAGATTGACGCATCTGCGATGACGCTTGTGCAGTACGCGCAGAACGAGATCGAGAGTCAGTCGGGTTCTACGCGCTACAATCAGGGGCTTGACTCTTCGAGTCTCAACCATACGGCGACGGGCATATCCGCAATCATGGGGGCGAGCGACAAAAAGATCAAGCTGATTGCGCGGCTTGCGGCGGAGACGGCGTGGATTCCGATTGTCAAGTTCCTTATTCTGCTCTGCCAAAAGTTCGTGGACGACGGGCAGATGATCCGTCTTGCAGACGAGAACATCGCAATCCGCCGCGAGGAGATCAGCATTGACTACGACCTCATTGTGAACGTCGGGCGCGGGGCTTCCTCCAAGGAGATACAGATTCAGTATCTCATGGTGCTCATCAATCAGCTCTACCCGAAACTCGAGATGATCGGAATCGTCAATGCCGAATCGTGGTACAACGTCACGAAGGAGCTGCTTGAGGTCATGGGAATCCGCTCTACGGAGAAATATTTGCTCGACCCGAATGGCGATGTATTCCGTCAGCAGCAGGCACAGGCGCAGCAGATGCAGCAGGCCGCAGAGCAGAAGCAGGACGCGCTCACACAGGCCGAGCTGCAGCTCAAACAGGACGACGTGAAGGCAAAGACACTCGCACGGCTTTCGGCGCAGTTTAAAGACCTGCCGATGGATGCACAGATTTCGGCGCTTTCGCAGCTCGGGCTTTCGACAACGCCCGCAGCGATGGCGGAGAAGATTGCGCGCGATGAGCGGCTCTCGGAGCGTCGGGATAAAGCCTATCAGACGTGGAATGAAGGGAGGATGACAGGATGGAATACGGTGACAAGATGAAGCTGCAGGAGAAGGCGGCAGACGGCGCGGAGGCGGCCTTCCTGCTCACGGAGAAGTTCTCGGGGAAGTGGCTCGAAGGGGTTAAGAAGTTGATACTTGACCGATTGCGCGTCGCAGCGAATACTGCCGAGCTGATGAAGATACAGTCGGATTATTGGGCGGCGCTTGACTTTTACAATGAACTTTCGAGCGTGGAGCGCGCCGGGCGAGAAGCGGCAAAGAAACTTCACGAGGAGCAGACAAATCACTGAGGAGGATAACGAATGAATGACCGGGGTTTTGACTTACAGAGATTTGCAGAAGGAGATGCGTCGGAGGGCACGGCAGCGGATTCGCCCGCAGATGTTGCGGGGCAGGATGCGCCTGAGAGTGCTCCCGCGGGTGCGGGAACGCCGCCCACCGTAGAGGAGGGGCTTCCTGCGGGCGACTTCGGACTGCGCGTCGATCCTGTTACAGGAGCGCGGTCTCTTGTCGCGCTAGGGGCGGCGGAGGAAGGCGCGGCACAGGAGTCGGAGAATCCTGCCGCAGCCCTGCCGCAGGAAGTACCCGCAGCCCCCGCCGCCTATACGGCGAATGAGCTTCTGGCGGCGATGACAACAGGGCGTGTGGATGAGTCGCGCATTCCTGAGGATTTGCGGGCGCCGTATGTCGCAATACGTCAGCAGCAGCAGATCGCCACACTTATGGCACAGACGCAGCAGATGCAGATGAGGGCGGCGCAGACGAATGTACCGCAGCCCACGCAGGAGGTGCAGCCGCCGCAGGGCGATGTCTACCGCCGCATTCAGGAGGCGGCGGAGGCGAAGGCGATGCACGATCTCGGGCTTACGCGCGAGCAGCTGTCCGATCTGTCATATTCCGATGACGACGCGGACAGGAAGAGGGCGGAGGACTACCGCGTCGCGGTGCAGATGAACGTGAATGTGATTGCGCGCGAGGTGGACGCCTATCAAAAGGCATTGCTGCAGCAGCAGGCGGAGGCACAGGCGTTCAGCGCCGAGTTCCTGCCGAAGATGCAGCAGGTGCAGAGGAGCGAGCCGAACTTCAACCAGATCGATCTGATGATGGAGACATTCTATCAGCAGCTGCCCTATCACGAGGCAGTGCGGGTCGCCGAGGCGATTCAGCGGTATCAAAACGGCACGAGCACGCGCGCGGATATCCCCGTGCTCGAGGATTACTACAACAAGACGCGTGCGGCATTCTATGCAAAGCAGACGGGACTTTCGCCCTCGCCTGCGCCCGCCGCGAAAGCTGCGCCGCCGCGTGTGGAGGGCGCGGGCAAGGTTGCAGCGAGCGCACCTGAGCAGGTGGATTGGCGTGCGATGCGGACGATGGGCATGCGGGAACGCAGCGCGTTCCTGCGGGCGCATCTTCCCTGATGTTTTATTTTACGAGAGGTGATTATTTATGGCATTGGTAGCACAGTCGGTGTCGCAGTCCACAACGTACGAGGCGGTCGGCACGAAGGACGATTTCAGCAAAATCATTACGAGCATCTCCCCTGAGCAGACGTTTTTTCTGAGCAATTTCGGGACGGCGGAGGATTCCAAAAGTCTCAAGTTCAACTGGATGACGGATGGACTCAAGCCGCCGCAGGAGAACGCGCACCCTGAGATGACGGACTATACGACCGATAAGGTCGGCTCGCTCGCGCAGTGGGACAACCGCTGCCAGCACTTCATCAGCACGGGGCGTGTGACGGATGCACAGAGAAAGCACGCGAAGGAGTATTCGCCCGAAGATGAGTTTCGTCGGCAGAAGGAGAAGACGTTCAAAAAGCACGCACAGGACATTGAGTACGCGCTTGTCTTTAACCGCGCCCCGCGTGATGAGTCGCCGGGCAATCCCGCACTCACGGGCGGTGTCCGTTACTTCCTCGAAGAAGAGACGGAGGATGTGACCTTCACGGGCAATGTCTGCGCGTGCATCGCAGCGCACAAGCTCGACACGGGCGATTTCGTCTATTTCAAGGCGAAGCCCGGCGCGGGCAACAAGCTCCCGACGGAGGTTGCGGAAAATATGCCGTACTACATCCGCAAGGATGCCGATCCGAAGAAGTTCACGATCTATAACAGCATGGACGATGCGATCAAGAACGTGAATCAGGTCACGCTTTCGACGGCGGGGCAGGGCGTCCAGATGGTGAAGAACAACGTCTTTAGCGCGGGGGATACCCTCTTCACCGAAGACCACATCAACGACTGCATGGAGATGTGCAGCAAGCGCGGCGGCAATCCGACGCTCGCGGTGATGTCGGGACGCCTCAAGCGTCGATTCTCGGCGATTGTCACGGGCGGCGCGACCAAGCAGCGCGGGTCGAAGGAGAAGACGGCGGTCAATGTCACGGATGTGTACGAGTCCGACTTTGGTGTGATCCGCGCCGAGGTACACCGTATGTACCCCGATACGGTGGTTGATGTTATTGACATGAACTACTGGGATCTCAAGTGGTTCGACCGTACGCACGAGGTCACGGGGCTTGCCAAGAAGGGCTCGTATGAGGAGTTCGTCATTGAGTCGTGGATCGGGCTGCAGGGCACGCAGCCGAAGGCGTCCGGCTCGATCTACAATATCAAGCGCGCCTAGAAAGGCAGAAACAGAGGGCTTACCCATTGGGGGGTGAGCCCTTTTGTATTGGAGTGATTCTATGATTTTGGAACAGAAGCTCTATGAGGAGGATGGGAAGACGATCCTGCGCAACACGTTCGACTGTTCGGAAGCAATCGACATGGCCAAGCAGGTGTCGGATGAGGGCGGGCGTGGGAAAAATATTATCCCATTGGGTTTTATCCCGCCCGAGTATTGGCAGTTCGATCCGTGGCTCATTGAGGCACGCAAGGCGGAGCAGGGCGGCGACAAGGCAGAATTCATTCGCCTCGTGAGGAAGTTCTTTGAGCTGTTCCCTGCGTTTTCCGTGCATCGAGACCATTCGCGTAAACTCTGGCAGGGAGGTGTGACGCGTGATTGATGCAAAACACCTGAAAGAAATGGTGCGCTGGAAAGAGAAGGACATGGATGAGGTGCGGTTCTCGGACTATGAGATTTACCATGCCATGAACGAAGTCCTGCGCTATCTCCGCGCACACCTTGCCAATATGCAGAGCGATTTGCTCGAACGTGAGAAGGTCTATGAGATCGGCGATTTCGTGAACGGTGCAGTGGAGCTCCCCGATGACTTCACATCGGTGAAGGGGGTCTGGCGGCTCTCCGATCATGCGCGGCTTCATGCGGTGTCGGATGACCATGTGACGCCTGATACATTCCGCCTCTTCGCGGGGCGCATCTATGCGGAGGCGGGGATTCTCCTCCACTACTACGGGAGTCTTCCTGCGGTGCGCGACGGGGACGCGATTCCTCTGCCGGATACCTATATCGATCCGCTCATCAAGCTCACACGCATGGTGCTGAGCAATGCGGATGTGGACACGATGACGCAGGCGGTGTCGGCGGAGGTGGACGCGATTGTGCCGCGCCGCAAGTACAACAACGCGCGGGCGAAGCTGCCCTTTTTTGTCTGAGGTGATGAGATGACAGTTCAGGAGGCGCTGCGCCGTATGCGCGCGTCGGTGCATGATGTGGCGATGGAGTTCCCCGATACGGAGCTGTTGCGGTTTCTCAATACGGGGATTGCGGATGTGGCGGCGCGCTGCATTGCGGCGGATTCTCCCGATTTCGTCCGCACAGTCGTAGTGCGTGACGGGGACGGCGTCCCCGACGGATTTGTGCGCACGGCAGGGCTGTTCCCCGTGCGGATACAGGAGGGGCGCTTTTTTCTCACGGATCCCTCGGACGGGGTGTCCGTGCGCTGTTTCTGTCTGCCGCCCGCAGCTCTTTTGAGCGATGATCGAATGCCGCTGCGCACGGAGCAGATGCAGGAGCTTGCGGTGCGCAGTGCCGTGCTGCTTATTTTGAACGAACATGAGTTTGATGTAACGCAGGATAATGCGCTGCTGCAATCGCTGATGCAGGATGCAGGGGCGGCAGCGAAGGTGCAGGGCTGATGGGAAAGGAGTGGTTTTATGGTGTACCGGCTGGACGGGGAGTTCCGCGCTCTGGCGGAAAAGGAGGGGACGCTCTACGCGGCGCAGGGCGGTGTTGAGGTAGCCTCCGGCAGTGCCGCTCCCGCACGCGGGGAGGGGATTGCGCTCCTCTCGGGCGAGCGCACGTCATTCCTGACGGCGCAGACGCTCTATGCGCGTTCTCTGGGGGCAGGCAGTGTTCTGCATGTGCAGGAGGTGCAGCTCCGATGAGACGCGGGGCAAAGCACGCGGGGCAGCGCACGGTGCTCTTTTCGGATGTGCGCGGGGGGCTCAATACGTCCTCTACGGCGGAGATGATTGCGGACGGGCAGCTCTTCGATGTGGTGAATATGGAGCCTGACCCGAACGACTCTCTGCTGCGCACAGTGCACGGGACGCGGGATATTTACCGAACGGCGCCGGGGGAGGAACTCTGCGGCGGGGCGTACGACCTGCTGAACAGGACGCTCCTTCTTTTCTGCGCGTCGGGGCGAGTTCTCGCACGTACGGAGGATGGTGCGGTGCGTGCTGTGGGGTATCTGACGGGCAAGGGACCGTTTACGGCGGCGGTGTGGGAGGACGGGCTTCTCATCGCCTCGGGCGGGCGTCTGCAATATGCACGGGGCGCTGCGCAGCTCAAGACGATTGCGTCCTCGCCCGCCGTCTGCAAGGGGGTCTATACCCGTTCGGGGCGTGTGCTGGTCTATGACGATGCGGATGTGGTGCATTTCTCGGGGGTGGGCGATGAGGAGCAGTGGCGGGAGAATCCAAACGATTCTTCCGCCGCTCTTTTTGCACAGATCGGCTACAAAGTGGGCGGACGTCTCATGGGGATGGTGAGCATGACGGAGGATGTGCTCTTCATCAAGTCCAACGGGATGGTGTTCCGTCTGCGCAATGAGTACCCGAACTGGGTGATTGCGGAGATGGGGCGCAACATGGAATGCCTGGGCGAGGAGGCGTTCTGCAACATCGGGTCGACGGTACTGATGCTCGGTGACGGCGCGCTGTTCGAGGTGAGCGCGACGCAGAACTACGGCGATATGGAGGCAAAGAATATCGGCGCGCACGTGAAGAATGCACTGCTGCAGATGCCGCGGACGGCACGCCTGCGCTATGTCCCGCAGCTGGGGCAGGTGTGGGGAATCACGGGCGGCAAGTACGTCCTTGTCTACGACTGCCGCTGCGGGGCGTTCTTTCAGCGGTATTTCAATGCGGATGTGGTGGATGTCGTGAAAGCGTCACAGGCGGTCTATGTCGTGCGGCGCAATGCTGTCTCGGCGCTCGTGGCAAAGACGTTCGAGGATGCGGGAAAGCCGCTTGTATTCCGCGCGCGATTCAAGGATACGGCGTCGCTTTATGCGGCGCTTGCAAAGCGGGCGGTTCTCAGCATTACGCCGCTCGTCGGGTTCTATGAGGACAGTCGTTCAGAGATGGAGATCAGCGGAGATGTGAAGGTGTGTCTGCCCTTTCCCGCACGGCTGAAGAAGGCGGACGGCGGTGTGGGCAATGTGGTCGCGCCCCATGTGCCCGCACGGCTGATGACCTCGTCCTATATCGGAGGCAACCGCGAGGATGTGTTTTTGAATCCCGAGTATATTTCGCCGAAAGAGGCGATTTTTATGCGCGGGCGGATTCTGTGCAGGGATTCGCATATCGGGCTGCGGATCCGGGGAAAGGGCTTCCCTTTTATCCTGAACTATATTGGTTATGATGTGGCGGAGGTGTGAGGATGTGTGCAAAATATGCGCCGATTGCGCCGCTCAATACGGGCGTGGGCGAGGATACGGTCAATGATTTCGGCGAGAAGTATAAGCTCGAGGTCGGCCGCATCTATGAGATTCTGAACGAGGTCGCGGCATCGGGCGGCGGCACTGGCGGAGGCACTGGCGGAGGCACTGGCGGAGGTACTGGCGGCGGCACTGGTGGAGGCACTGGCGGAGGCACTGGCGGCGGTACAGGGGAGAATACGGGCGGCGGGTGCAGCTGCCCGCCGGTTTTTGATACACTTGCGGCGCTCTATGAGAACGGGACGAAGGGGCTGCGGGACGGCGGCGCACTGCGCCTTTCCGGCTACTATCGCAAGGGGGACGGCGGCGGCGCGCTCTATCGTGTGGCGTGGCTCTGGTCGCAGGCGGCGTATCCGTGGGCGATTGAGATCGGCGCGTCCGATGAAATCGAATACGAACTCGTCTATCAGGTGGACGGGACGCCTGTGGTTGACCCAAAAACAGGGGAGTATGTGCTGAAGAAGGACGCACAGGGGAATAAGATTCCACTCTATGAGGCGGACGGGCACACGCCGAAGAAGAAGAAGCTCTATGCGGTGATCGACGAGCAGGTTGTGAACTATCGGATGTTCGGCGCGAAGCTTGACGGGGAGACGGATGATGAGAATGCGCTGCGGCTTTGTCATAAGTACCAAAAGGAGACATTCTCGATTGAGCCGATGACGGGGCGCAGATTCTATCCTGTGCGCGTTGCCAATCATGAGGGAACAATCCGAAAGGATAACAACGACCCGATCCAGTGCTGCGGCAATATTGATCTTTCGGGCTCGAAGCTCCTCATCCGCGATGTGAATGCGACGTGGTATGGCTTTTACCTCTGGGGCGACAACGAGGAGGATTATCTGACGTTCGAGCCGCTGAAAGAGACGACGGATAGTTTCAAGCGGGATAATTTCGTAGTGAAGACGGCGGGGAACTACTCCAGTCTGCGTCCGAATGCATTGCTCCTTCTGAGGGAGGATCCCTATGCAGTGCGCGATGACGGGGGGTATCTGTACTCAGAACCCCGCTATGAGCTGCTGCTGCATACGATGGACGGGCTGCTCACGTCCCCGATTACCTATGACTGGACGTATCCGGGTGGGCTTGAGATCAGTTCGATGGTGTCGTCGTATGACGGTCATGAGACGGGGACGCAGACGGTCAATTCCCATTTTACGTGCAGCTATACGATGCTGCCCGCGACGCATTATACGTTCAAGGGCTGCGATGTAATGCTGGACACGACGGCGAACAAGTATTGCTCCGTCCTCTGGTGCAAATGTCACAACGCACATATCAGCGGATTTAACTTCATGCCGAACAGCGCCGAGCTGCATAATACGCGCTTCAAGAACACGATGATCTATCTCTGGGGCGCGTACAATGTGGAGGTGTCGGATATTGTCGGCTTCAATGCGGCGGGGAAAAAGAAAGGGAGCAGCAATGCCACCTCCGGCTATGTGATCCGCGCGACGAACTGTCTGAACCTGCGCCTCCATGATATATCTGTGCAGGGGTACTGGGGTGCAACGGCGATGAACTGCGTGAAGGATGTGCACGTGACGCGCGTCTCCATCAATCGTCTGGACATTCACAACTATTTCTATAACCTCTACATCGATCAGTGTAATCTGTTCAACCATGCGATCCAGATCGGCGAGGGACGCGGGATTGTGCAGATCACGAATTCCAATTTCTACATCAACAAGTTGGAGGAGGACAGCTATCCGAACGCGCATCTTCTGGAGTTCAACCTGACCTACGGGCGCATTTTCGAGGGAACCGTGTTTATCGAGAACTGCAATGCGTATCTGAAAGACCCCGACGGCAAGGAGTTCGATGTGTGCAAGATTGATTTCTCGCCCGAGGCGGTCTCCACACTGGATTCGTACCGTTTCCCCGATGTGACAGTGCGAAACTGCCGTTTCTACAGCTATAATCCCGATACCTATCTGGTGTACTTCATGGTGGCGGGCAAGCGCAACTGTACAACGAGTACGAAGGGACCGTCTGTGCTCTCGGGGATGAGCCGCGATCTGGGCAATGACGCGAAGGGGACGCTCGCGTGGCGCTATGTGGGGCGCGGCGTGGACTGGATGAGCGGGGAGCAGATGACGGATGCGGAGCTTTCGGTTGTGCCGGGGCAATTTGTGCGGACGTATGAGAAATTCCTCGACGCGGGCGGCAAGACCTCGTTCTACAACTTCCGCTATTTTCTCGTGACGGGGGAGGGGAAACTCCCCGTACCCTCTGCGTCAAATGCGCCGACGGATGTGAGCGGGGCGGAGTTCTCTCTCGGTACGGCGACGCTGCGCCATGTGGAGCGGCACCGCTGGGAGGCGGCGCGCAGCTATGCGGTGGGGGATGCCTGTTTTACGGAGTCCTCGCCGTGGCTGCCGGTCTACTGCTATGTGTGCACGGCTGCGGGCACGTCGAACGGCTGGCGCCCGACGCATACGGCGGGCACGGTAATCGAGGGGGAGGATGTCTATCCGAAGAATCTGGATGCGTGCTATTGGCAGTATGTAAAGCCTGCGCAGGAGTTTGTCACGCGCCGTTTTGCGCCGCGAATGGAGGTGACGGCGGGGGACGTACTCTTTGCCGATGACCGCATTTACCGCGTGGAGCAGGGCGGGACGCTGAATGAGACGCCCCCTGTGAACACGCCGTGGCTGCAGACCTTCACGGAGGGAACGGCGCAGCTTTCGTTCTATGGGAAGATGTGGCAGACGCACGCATGGTGGGCACAGGGGGCGTACTGCCTTTCCTATGATAATGCGGGGGTGCTGCAGGTGTATGAGCTGGTGCGGCAGGACGGAACGACGAGCGGGCAGGTGCCTGTGCCGGGCAACGGGCGCTGCATTGACGGCGACATGATCTGGATGCATACGACGAAGGCAGCGACAAAGGAGTGGAAAGCGCAGACGCAGTTCTTCGAGGGGGACATAGTCTCTCATGCGGGGAACAACTACGAATGCGTTTTTGACGGGCGGCTGGAAATGCCGGGGCAGATCAACCTCGAGAACATCACGACAAATATGAAGGGCTCCGGGGATGTGTTCGCATTCTGGGAGCAGGGGACGGATGTGCCGACAAAGCTCGGTCCGACTGGCAAATGGGAAATCAAGGTCGACAATGTGGACTGCTACCGCTTCCGCACGTTCACGAAGGGCTATTTCGGTCATGCGGGCAATCCCGCGCCGACGATCACAGAGTGTGGCGTGAATGCTTCGGGCGGCTCGACTGCGATCAATGCGTATACGAAAGGGGAAACAGACGCACTGATCGGGGACAAAGCTCCACTTGCATCCCCCGCGTTCACAGGGAAACCGACCGCACCTACAGCAGGAGCGGGAACGAAGGACACGCAGATTGCGAACACTGCCTTTGTCGCCCAGACAGTCGCAGCTCTCGTGAACTCTGCCCCTGAGACTCTTGACACCTTGCAGGAACTCGCCAAGGCACTCAACAACGACCCGAACTTCGCGACCACGATGTTGAATCTATTGGCGGGGAAGGTCAGCAAGTCGGGCGATACGGTGACGGGGACGCTTGGGGTTATGGATTTGTGGGTTGGGGATCAGAACAATACACTGTTTGGAACAGAAAACGATGTAGGAGATGCCATAGCGCACAATGGTGCGAATATCAATATAAGCTCGTGGAACGGATTGGGCTTTTATGATGCCTGTGGTCGCCGCTATACAGGTGCTATGGATTTACGAGAAGGAAACTGGCGCACGCTAGGGTACATCATAGCCGGAAAAGGATTTGTAGGAAATATCAACGGCAATGCTACCTCTGCGACCAATGCCGAAAAACTCGGCGACATGACCCTCGACCAACTCCTCGCCGAAGTAGATCGCCGCATCGCAGCAAAGCATCCGTAACAGAAAGGAGTGTGAATCAATGACACTCTGTGAATGGATTTCGCTTTATAACCGCAAAAATCCGAACGACCCATTTCAGCGGACGGAGGGGTATGCATTCTTTTTTGTCCCAGACAAAGGCTTCTGTGAAGTTCTCTTTCGAGAGAACATTGCCATGATTGGACAGCTCGCGGGGGACGCACGATTTTTCAAGGAAAAAGTGGAGGAGGCCGCGCGGCGGCTCGGGATTCGTGAGGGCGGCACACTCTGCATCCGCCGGGAGATACTTGCCTATATCCGCCTGTTCGGCTATCGGATCGTGCGGACGGAGCAGTTGCCCGATGGAACAAAGCGGTACTACTGCGCCCATCGGGAAACGGGAAAATGGGGACTGGTATCGCCCGGCTTCACCTATGACAAGACGGGTGACCCCGTATATCTCATTACATGGGAAATCTAAAGGAAGTGACGACATTGAATCATCAAGGGCACCCCTATGAGGGGGAATTGGGGTATTGGCAGGAAGACAGGAATGCCTATGTTGAGCGCAGATTCGCTCGTTTGGTGCGCTATAAGGGCGGAAGCTCGACCACCGTCAACAACTCCTACACGCCGACGAAGGGCGAGACCGAGCTGACGCAGGCGTCGGCGGACTATGCCAAAAAAGTTGCACCGAATGCGTACTACCTAAACGACCTCGGGCGCAAGCTGCTGGAAAACTCGCTCGGCGCCGTGCAAGTGGACTTCAACACACTGAACCAAAACGCGCAGCAGCAGCTCGCACAGGCGAGGCAGGGAACGGCGGGACTGATTGGAACGAACAATCAGGCGACGGCTGCGGCGAACGGCGCGCTCGGCAGTACCGCAGGACAGATGGGACAGCTCACACAGCAGAATGCGGGGCGGCTCGGCACTCTTGCAGGACTCTATCAGAGCGGTGCGGCACAGGCAAACGACGCGCTCGGGAGCGCGGCGGGACAGATCGGCGCCCTTGCGGCAGGAAATGCGGGACGCCTCGGAGGACTTGCGGGGCTCTATCAGGGCGGTGCGGCAGATGCCAATCGTGCGCTCTCGGCGGCGGGGGATACGCTCGGGCGGTCGACGGCTGCGGCGAACGGGTCACTCGCGGCGCTTGCGGACGGGCGTCTCCCGCAGCAGTACCAATCGAACATGGAGAAGAGCATCGGCTCCGCACTCGAAAACACGATGGGAAAAACCATTGCAGGACTCGGCAGCCGCGGCGTACTGAACTCCTCCGTGACCAGGGACGCGATGAATGACATCCAGCGCAACGCCGCAAACGAGGCGGCGCGGCAGTATCAGACGAACATCGGGCAGTCCGCAAACCTCACGCAGCAGCAAAACGCGAATACGGCACAGGCGGCAAGCGCAGCGGCGCAAATGGCACAACAGGCGAATGCGAATCAGAACGCGCTCGCGGGCAGTCTCGGCAATCTCTACAACACGCAATACGGGCAGCTCACGGGTGCGCTCGGACAGCAGGCAAATATGGCGCAGCAGCAGCTCACCAATCAGAATGCCCTTGCGGGAAATCTTGGCAGTCTCTACAACACACAGTATACGCAGGGAATGAATGCGCTCGGACAGCAGGCAAATATGGCGCAGCAGCAACTCGCGAACGTGCAGGGCAACAGCAGCCAAAACAGCGGCCTGTACGGGAACCTCGCCAACCTTGCGGGCTCACCAATCACACTCGCTGCGGCGGCGCAGGAAGCGGCGCAGAACCCCGCATTCCGTGCGTGGCAGTCCTCCCTCGGGCTCAGCGGCGCGACGACCAACGCGCTTGCGGGCGTCGCGGGCAAAGGGACGAGCTCGCAGACAACGCACCAGGCGGGCGGCGGGGGATTCAGCGGATTCTTCGGCGGGCTTCTCGGCAGCGCTCTTGGCGGTGCGGCGCAGGGGCTCGTCGGGGGGATGTTCCGATGAAAAAGCACCGTGAGGATGACTCACAGTGCTTTTTGAGACCGCTCAATATTGGGCGGTTTTTTTGATGCCTATTTTGAAGGAGCTGATATTTCATGGATTTCTGGCAGGAGATTGGACTTATGGTCGGGCAGCCGCTCGGCGGAGCATGGGCAACGAACTATCTCGAACGCGGCAAGAACAAGGCGCGCGACAGACTCGCGGCACTTGACGACCCGACGGCGGAAGACCGCGGGAAAGCAATGCGGCAGATGGACGCAAGGTATGGCGGCGACCTCATCGGGAAGAACCCCGAGACACTGCTCCTCCAACAGAAGCGCGACTGGATGCAGGCGGACAACGACGCGCAGTATCTCCTCGACAACGGCTACGCGGAGGACTCGAAAGAGGTGCAGGAGTTTCGCAAAAAACAGGCGGCGGCACACGCATTCGCCGATGATCTGCGCGGACTCGGAAAGAGCAAGGGAATCGACCTCTCAGAGACGGGCGCGGGACTGGGGCTCGCGGAGCTCAGGGATGCGGTGAACCGTTCCATTGCTCCGCTGCTGTATCAGAAATACCCCGATATGCAGGAGCAGCTTGCAGCGCGTCACGCATGGGCGGGGGATGTTGCAAAGAAGATTCTGCGTGAGCAGATTACAGGAGGGGGACAGCCATCCGCTGCGCCCGTGAGCAGCTCCGTGCAGGGCATCGGGGGTGCTGCGGCAAGCCCTGCGCCCGCAGGAGGTGCAGCTCCAATGACGCCGCCCGCCGCGCAGTTTGGCGGGTATGCGCCGCAGGGGACGAGTCTCATCGGATTTGACCCGAATGCGGGATTTGGCAGGACGGGTGTGCCGAATCCCGTGGAGGGCACGGCAAACCCTTCTTTGCCCGGCGGGACTTCTAACGGTTACAGTATCACGTCGGGCGATATTTATAAGTACCTCCAGGACGCAGGGCGCCTCCCGAAGGACAAGACCTACGCCGAGGAGGTTGAGGAGATCGCGAAGGCGTACGCAAAACAGCGTGCGGCGCAGATGGACGACAGGGAGATTCGCAGGTATCTGAAGGAACAGGGCGTCCCGAGCTATATCATGCATCAGGTGATGGCAGAGCGGAAACAGCAGGCGCAGGAGACGGCGAAGAAGAATGCACTCGCACAGGCGGCGGCAGCATCCTCTTCGCCGCAGATGGCGGCACTCATTGCATGGGCGGCGGCGAATCCCAATGTCGGGGCGGCGGAGATTGCAAACCTCATCAACGTGACGACGCCGAATATGCAGATGGATACCATCGACCTCGGCGGCACGAAGGTCGCGATGACGCGTGACGCAAAGGGGCGCGTCGCGGGAGGGGCGCAGGTACTGCCCGTGACGCTCTCGCCGAATCAGATTGCGCAGACGCAGCTCGGCTATGACAGGCTTGGTTATCAGGCACAAAACGATGCTGCAAATCGCGATGCGGCGAACTACAGGGCGCGGCTTTCGTCCAATACTGCGCTGCAGTCCGCTGAGATACGCGCGGGACGCGGTGGAGGCACAGGAGGCGGTACTGGCGGAGGCACTGGCAGCGGGACGCGTCAGTACGGCGGGCTCAAGACCAATGAGGCGCTGAATATCATCAAACAGGCGCAGATGTGGGATGAAGATCACCCTGGTGAGGAATGGGCAAACCCGCTCGCTGATGCACGAGATAAGGCTCTTGTGAGCCTCAACGATTATGGGGATGTTAACCCTGATAACGAAGATTCGGTATATCATTTTGGGCAGAATGTCTTGGAGCAGAACGCGCGTGATGGTTTCCCGTATACAGTGGAAGAGCTAAAACAGATCATTCGGTCTGTTGGCGGCGACTGGGCGGAACAGGCTGCAGAAAATTTGCTCTCAGGAGAGGGCAGAAAATACGGCAGAGACGGATAAGGAGAGATTTGTATGAGTTGGCTTGATCGAATTGCGGCACGCGCAGGTGTAGAGCGTGACTGGAACACAGGCGTGAATACCTCCGCTCAGACATCCGCACCCGCAGATGATAGCGCGTGGAAATACATCTCGGCGGGCGATCTCAAAGGTCTCGATGACTATATGGATCGAAAATATGACTACCATAAGATTCCGTACATCGGGCAGGGAATCGGGCATACGGCGAACAATGCGACAATGGGCGTGGCAAATTTGGCGCAGTTCCTCGGTGCAGAGGGATTAGGAAACTTTCTGTATGAGAAGGCAAAAGCGGGAGAAGAAGCTCTGCCTGAGACGCGCAAGCCCGAGCTGTCCCTTTCCTATGTGCTTGACCCGAACGGTCTGACCTCTGCGGCGGCACAGGTGGTGGGGTCTGTGCTCTCTATGGCGCCGGTGGCGTTGTTTGCTCCTGTTGGCGGTCTTGGAGCGATGGGGGCGGCTGCGGTGAGCAATATCCCGCGTGTCGGACTCTTTGCAAGCCGTTTCGTCCCCGGGGCGGTGCGCTGGGCGGCGACGGGACCCGTCGAGGCAATGATGGAGGGCGGCGGCACGGAGCGGGAACTTCTCGAAAACGGTGCGTCGCGTGAAACCGCGAATCAGGCGGCGTGGGATGTGTTCAAGGAGAATGCGGCACTTCTCACGGCGACGAATGCTCTGGAAGGCGGCCTGCTCGGCAAACTTTTCGGGCCGGCGACGAAATCCTCCGGTCGTGCGGCAAACGCTGTGCGCAGTGCCGTATCCTATGCACCGCAGACAGCGGCGGAGGCGCTCCTGCAAGGCTACGAGGAGGGCGCGCAGGAAGGGATTCAGGCGGGAGTAATGGGCAAAGGAGCAAATACCGCCGCACAGATACTGAATCCCGGCAACTGGACAGAGGAGCAGTGGGACGCGGCAAAGTTCGGCTTTGCAGGCGGGCTTCCTCTCGTCGGCGGCGCGGCTCTCATGCGGCGGATGGGCAGGAAGAACGGGAATAACGGGAACGCGGAGGACAACGGCGCGGTTGCGGCAACGGACACAGGGACAAACAGTGCAGTAACGCAGGGCGTAAATCCTCCCGACGAGGATGCTCCGTCCTCCGATACCCCCGCTCCGCCCGTTGCCAATGATGCCTCTGCCAATGTCCCTGACGGTCTCACGGTCGGCTACTCCAAGTGGGCGGGACAGCGCATGGACAACGGCTCGGTCGGCTGTGTCGAGGCGGTTACGAAAATTGGCTGCGAGTACAGTCCGTTCCTCGCACAGGAGCTTGAAAAAGGGAATGTCTATGTGCCGACGCTCGTTCAGAATGCGGGCGATATGGTCATTCCGTTCTCGCCCGAAGCGGTGGAGCGCGGGGATGTCATCGTGTACGGCAACGACGATCATGTGGTCATCGCCGATGGTGAGGGCGGCTATGTCGGCAACTCATCGTCACAGGAGAAGGTTGTTCACGGGACGAACTACATGGAGATGGACGACCTGCAGCCGACGAAGATCATCAAGACGGGCGGCGGAGCACTCGCGGGCGGTACGTCCGCATCTTTCGGCTCGTCTGCGCGCCCTGTCATGCCGAACTTCGAGGGACTCATCGCGGACGAGAATAACATACAGGCGACGCAGGAAGCCGTTCAGAAGCTCATCGACACGGATTCTCTGAGCCCCGAGGAGCATATGGCAATCATCCAGGCGGCGGAGGCGCTCCGTGATACACCCGTTGGCAACGGTGAGGACGCGCTCGCCGAAGCCGAACACGTCAATGAATGGCAGAGCCTCATTGACCGCAAGGACGCAAAGGGAATCTTTGAGAAAGACCCGCAGCGCGTCGCGCAGGCGATACATCGGCTGGGCAAAGAGCAGCGGGCGCAGAAAACGCGTGCGGCGATTGAGAACCAGCAGCAGATCGAGGCGACGAAACAGGCACTGCAGGCGGCACAGGCGCGGCAGAACGTGCAGGGCGTGCCCGCACAGACCGCAAATACCGTTCAGCAGGTAGTTCCCAATCAGGGGATGGCGCAGCCGGGGGCGGTCTCTGCGCCTGAGAACGTCATGCAGAACCCGCAGATGATGCAGGACGGCGGCGTACAGACGATGCCGCAGAACGTCCCTGTGCAGAATGTGCTCTCTGTGCCCGCAGCGGACGGAATGCAGACGGGGACGCAGATGACAGCACCGCAGGTGAACACCGCTCCTATGCCGATGGAGGCGGTTGCTGCGGGGATGGAGCAGAGCGCCCTGCCGATGCCGCAGCAGGTACAGACGAATATCCCGCAGCCGCAGAACGTGCTTGGCGCAATGCCCGAGGAACTCCGCCGTGCGGAAGCACCGCTTCTCACAACCCCCGCATATGCCGCAGCGCGCAGACGCGGAGACTGGGGCACGGCGGCGCAGATCGCGGCTATGGCACAGATGCCGCAGGTTGCACAGTACTACCGCGGGCTCGGAGAACAGGTGAATGCGGCGGGGACAAGAGCAGTCCCCAATGTGCAGCAGGGAGCCCCGCGTACGGCGGGCACAGGGCAAAGCGTGCAGCAGAGAGCACCGAGACAGGCTCTGCAAATGGGCGCGCAGAGAGTTCAGCCGCACGCGCCCGTCGTCGGTGTGCGTCCGAACGTCCCCGCGACACTGCCGACCAACGAAAAGGAGCGTGCGGCACTGGGGCGTGCGCTGGGGCGTTTCCTTGTGGCGAACAAAATCATGACGCCGGGGGCGACGTTCGAGGAACATCTCGTACACGGACACAAAAAAGCGATCATGGAGGCGGACAAGAAGATCGCAAAATGGGAAAAGAAGCGTACGAAACAGGAGCGTGCGGCGGCGCAGAATGCGTACAGGAACACCGCTCAGACCGCGCAGGAGGGTGCACAGGCGGCTTCAAATGGAGCACAGGGGGAAACAGTTGCGCAGCGCAGCGAGGACGCTCAAAACGCCTCTGAGACAGTCAGGGGGGAGACTGCCCAAAATCAGAGCAATAAAAAAACCGCCAACGACGGCGGCGGTGTTGTAGTTACTGGTAATGAGTTTGGCTCGTATAAAGACCTCAAGGAGTTACGCAAGAAAGCGCTCCAATATTATAAAGAGCATTTGCAGGGGACGAGTGTTGAGAACGAGCTTCTCGGTAAAATCAATATTGATGATGTCGGTCTTGTCGAATTTACTGGCTCCGGGAAACGAGAACTGAAGAACAGCAGTGCCAAGGAAGAAAAATTGTTGCTGGTAAAACATCTTCCTGAACTCATTCGTGACGCGACCGATATATCCGGGAAGAAATCGTCGAAAGAGAATCATCCCGGTGAATATTTCTATTATCTCCATACGGCGGCCGAGATCAATGGGCAAACAACACCTGTTGAAATTACACTTGTCAAGAGGAACAACGGTGCGATTCAGTACTACAATCATACCTTGCCGACGTTGGAAAAGAGCAATAAAAATGAAGGCGCATCCGTATCTACGGAACCAGAATCTCTTAACGAGCCCTCGGAATCTCCGTCCATCCATGCGCCTTCTTCTACCTCAACTATATCATCTGAGGCGGAAGAAAGCAAGGAAAAATCGCTGAACGAGGGCGAGCGTGAGGCAGTCAAGGGACTGAGTGCCGACGCGAAGAACGTCTATCGGCTCGTCCGTGACAAGCTCTCGGCGATGAAGAACAAGAAGGTTGCGCGCGCAGCGTCCGTGAGCGCCGTCCTCCTCTCCGGTCATGCGGATGTGATCGCCCGTAAAGTCCGTGCAGCACTCGGCAAGCCCTTCACGGCGATGGACTACTACAACGCATGGGTTGCCCTGCAATACGGCGGGGAAGCGGGCGGGCTTCATCAGGCGGCGATGAAGAAAAGTGACGCTCTGAATCTATCCATGTTCAGCCGTCAAATGCGCAACCCTGATGAGGGGAGCGGAAGCCGCAATAAGACGTTCTTGCGCATGACCGCGCCCAGCGGTGCATTTGTTGATGTTGCCCAAGATGATATGATTCATATGCACAATCATCACCCCGAAATGACGGATGAGGACTTTGGTGTCATTCAAGAAAATATGGAGAATTTCTTGCGTGTCCATCAGGATAAGACGGGAAAGGGAGACTACGGCGGGCAGACGGTATTGTGTAAAATAAAAACGCCGCGCGGAGTTGCGGGCGTTGTTTATGAACTTCTTCCTACGGGGCGTATCTTCTTAAAAACGGCTTTTTTCGACAACGAGAACAGTATTGACAGCTGGATTACGAAGAATGGAACGAGCAAAGACCTCATGTATCCCGAAACAGAAAAAAGAGGGGACGCCGCGTCTATGCTTACAGGTCACCCCAGCCGGACGGCAGATGCCGCCGACAGCCTAACTCCTTCGGTCGCCCGTCCTCTTTCATTGTTTATGATACAGGAGCGAATCGGGATTGTCAATGGAGAGGTGTTCAACCAGCGCGCATGGCATGGCTCACCGCATGACTTCGAGGCGTTCGATCTCGGTGCGATTGGCACAGGTGAAGGGGCACAGGCGCATGGATGGGGATTGTATTTTGCAAAGCGGCGTTGGGTGTCGGAGAGGTATAAGGAGACGCTGAAACGATTCGTTTTGCCACGAATGCTATATGACGGTAAAGATGAACATGAATTAGAGGGCGATATAAAAGACGCATATAATCTGATTGGAGGTATGATAAACAGAAAAAAAGAAGGGGTTGAAGATACAGAATCACTAAAAAAAAGTGTTAGCAGAGTAATTCAAACAATAAAGAAAGCAGCGAAAAGAAACAGAAAAGAGCTTGCAGATGTTGAAAAAGCAATTGCAATTCTCAAAGAGAATCCAAATATATCGTTGGAAGAGCTTGAAAAAAACTTTGATCCAAACAGTTCTGCCGCGTTAGAAATTAGAACATCATCGAGTGCTCGTGTAATTGAGAATTTGCAGAATGTGCAAGAAATGCTTTTTGATTCCATTAAAATGAATGATAGACGCTCTGATCAAGTAGAACTGCTCGATTTGGATAAATTCAGCTTAGAGAAGCCAGGAAAACTTTTCAAAGTTGAAATCCCCGACGATGATGTTCTCCTCGACGAGCAGAAGTCCTTTGACGAGCAGCCGAAGCTCGTGCAGGAGAAGCTTGAGGAACTGTATGGCAAAGAATCTACAGAGGAGTATCTTAATCGGATTTTTGAGAATCCATACAACGACCCCGCTCTACGGATTACGTTTGTCACATTCAAGAGCGCAAAGAGAAACATAGAGCGGGATGCGGAAAATGCAGCCTTGCTCCGTGATGTTCTCGATCGTACGAAGTCCCCGAAAGAACGCACAAGTATTTTCAGGGATTTGGATGTATATAGCTCGATCAACCCCGACCACTTAGTCTATACACATTCGGATGATTTGCAGAACATCGAATCATCCCGCCCTTATCTCGAAAAAATGCTTGCGTATTTCGAGGAGCATCAAAGGAAGCAGGAACGTTCGTACGCAGAGGCTCTTGAGACCTTGCGTGGCGTTACGAATCCCGTAGCAATGTTGCATGGGATGAACGGGCGTGCGATCTATACGGACCTCTCGCGTAAGTGTGGCGGCGATAAAGACGCTTCTCTCGCTCTGAATGAGGCCGGTATCAAGGGCATCACCTACGATGGACGCCGTGACGGTCGCTGCTATGTTATCTTCGACGACAAGGCGATCTCCATCATCGAGAAGTTCAACCAGCAGATGAACGCAATCATCAAGGGCACGACCACGGACACGATCGACGGGCAGCGGATTATCTCCCTGTTCGAGTCGGCGGATGAGTCCACCATGCTTCATGAGATGGGGCATCTCTTCCTCCTTGACCTCGAACGCCTCGCGGATATGTCCCCGACGAGCGCAGAGGAGCTTCAGACCGTGAGGAAGTGGGCGGCGTGGAGCGAGGGGCAGCTTGCGGAGTACAAGGACACGCCGTTTGCCGCCGAGTTCGCAGCACTTGACAAGAAAATCCGTGCGGCACTCAAATCAGGCAACGAGAAGGAGGCGGAACGGCTCAAACGCCAGTGGGAGCATGAGCGTTTTGCCCGTGGATTCGAGCGGTATCTCATGTACGGGGAAGCCCCGACAAAGGGGCTTCGTGCGGTATTCGCGAAATTCCGCGCATTCCTTCAGCGCGTCTATCAGGCGTTCACAGGGACAGGCGGACGGGCGACACCCGAGGTCGAGGCGGTCATGGCGCGGATGATCTCCATCGAGGACAAATCCGACCTCACGGCATACCCGCGTGGAAAGGAGACGAACGTCTATACGGATAGCGGGAAAGCCCTGCCCGTACAGTACCGCGTTGTCTCTGCGGACGACCTCATCGCCTCCCATATGGCGGATGATATGACAGTCAATCCCGGCTATCCGTCGGCACTGCAGCCGCGTGACCGCGAGCGCGTCATGATGCGCCAGCAGGTCGATGGCATGGCAGGCACACTCCGCCCCGAAGACCTCGGGGAGGGGCGCAACCTCAACCAGGGCGCACCTCTTATTCGCAGCGATGGCGTTGTCCTCAACGGCAACGGGCGCACGATTGCGATACGGCGGGCGCAGAAAGGGGAGCGCGGCGCGGCATATCGGGACTACATCATGCAGAATGCGGAGACATTCGGTCTGAAAAAAGAGGATGTTGCGGGCGTGGAGAATCCCGTACTCGTCCGTGAAGTGCAGGGCGATATTTCTGCGGAGATGATGCAGGACATTGTGGGCTCGACGACAGGCGGCTCGCGCATGGGGGCAAGCGAGAACGCGCAGCAGGACGCGGGCAAGGTCACCTATGGCATGATGGATGCGTATGTCCCGAATGACAAGGGAGACATAACGAGCGCCGCCAACCGCAGATTTGTCGCGGGCATTCTGCATAAACTTGTCGGGAAAGACGAGATGAATGCGTACCTCGACAAGGACGGCCATGTCAACGCCGACGGAATCCAGCGCGTGAAGCGTGCGCTCTTCGCCCTTGCCTATGGGGATGATGAACTCGTCGCCAAAATGTCCGAGAGTTCGGATGACGACATTCGCAACGTGAGCAACGGACTCATGACCGCAGCGCCCCTGATGGCGCGTCTGCCCGTCAAAAAGGGTGCACTCTATGTGAAGGAGCTGCAGGACGCAATCGGTGCAGCCGTGAAGCAGCTGGATACCCTGCGCAGGAGCGGGGAGAGCGTCAAGGACTATCTCAGCGCACAGGCACTTTTCTCTGAGCATGAGGACAGCAACGAAATGCGCCTCATACTGGACTTCCTTGACGCGAACAAGCGCAGCGGGAAACGGATTGCGACCTTCTTCTCACGCGTCGCACGGACGATTGACGGGATGGAGGAAAAGAGCGCAAATGACCTGTTCGAGACAGTGCAGCCGTCCCTGATGGAGGTGCTTGAAGGGGCGAAGGCGTACGCAGAGAACGGCGGGCAGGAAGGCTTGTTCGGCGAATATATAGCTAAAGAAGCAGACGCACTCTATGAGAAGGCGGCGAGGAAGTTCCCCGGTATTACAGACAAGGAGGTTGCAGATCATGTCAGAGAAGCAATTCAGCTCACCCTTGACTTCGGACACGGAAAGGGAGAAATCAGAGGAGTTGCAGGAACGTACTTCGGAAAGGAAAAGCTACCTTCTGAGAGATTTTCCGTCGATGTTGATGATTATCGATCCTCCGGCACCGTACGGGACAAGAAAACAGAAAAAGAACTAAAACGCGGCAAGATTTACGGCCTCGGCATCACAAGAAAACTCGTAAATGACGGGGCTGTTTCATTGGTCGGACAAAAGGCTGAAAGTGCTGCCGACCTTGCAGAAATCGCACAGGTTCTTCGGCATCACGGCTACGAGAAGTTCCACTATGTTTATACGGATGATGCGGGGAACGTGAAGTTCCACGAAACGGTAACAGCACGGCTTCCGGCAAATGCGCCAATCTTTATGCCGAGTGATGTGCATGGAGGACGCAGCAGCAGTGAGTACCTTAAAAAAGCACAGGAACGCATTGTCACCAACATGAGTCGTTTCGGTGCGACAAAATTCTACCTCGTTCACAACCACCCCTCTGGAGACCCGACTCCTTCGCGTGAGGATTTTAACGCAACACAGGCGTTGATTGGTGGAGAGGATATAGCTCTCGCGAATGCTTTCGGCGGGCACGTCATTCTTGATCACAATATATATTCCGTGATTGACAAGACGGGAACGCCGATACTGCGTGAGTTGAAAAACTCGTATCAAGCAGACTATTCTGTTCCAGAGAAGCCGCACGCTGTTCTTGGAACGGTAGTTACGGATGAGGACGTTACGCAAAGGATTGCGGATTTGTACGGAACGGAGTCCGAGACCACTGCGTTCTATTTGACTACTAAAGGTGTTGTGAGAAGCGTTCAGAAAATCCACGACAACTTCAAGGATGTTGATGGAGTTACGCAGATAAACTATCTTCGTTACTGTGCTCGTTCAGTTGGCGGATTTCGTGTCATTCTTGCAACGTCCAATAAGAAGCTGTACGACTCGATTAAAGATCGAATCAATAGCGGGCGCGACGAAGGGATTCTGGATGTTGTTCTGATGAAGAACGGCCGAGCACGTTATCCGGAAGAGAAATTCAGGTCAACCAGAGTGCACGCTTGGTTTGGACAGCCGTATACAAGTGTAAGACCTGAGCAGGTGTTGGAAAATAAAAGCCAATATGGTTCTGCATCAACAGTCCAAACACTTGACGATGTTTTGCAGCTCGCACCCGCGCTCAAAAAAGCAGCACTGGAATACGGTGCGAAGGATGAGCGCGGCAAAGTCACCTTTGCCGATGAGGAACGCAAGCAGGAGTTCCTAAAGGTCGCCAAGGCACTCCTCGGTGCGGGAGAGCGGAAACCCTCTGCCCGTCGGCAGGAAGCCCTCAAAGAAATGCTGGACGGTATCCGACTTGTTCCTCCGAATCGTCTCAGTCCGCGCAAGCGCGTGATTGCAGACTGGGGGCGGGAGATGGGCGTGCCCGTCGTATTCTTCAAGGGCGATCCGCATCTGCACGGATACCACAGCGGCGGCGTGACCTTCCTCAACGTGGACAGCGAGATTACGCCGCAGTGGACGTTCTGGCATGAGGCAATGCACTGGATGAGGGAGAACAACCCCGACATTTACAACGAGCTTGTGCGTGCGGTCAGCGGCGCGGAGGGCTTCACGAAGGAGCAGCTGGACGCATACCGCAGGGAGATCGGCGCGCCGCAGATGAGTGACGCGGATGTCGTTGAGGAAATGCTTGCGGACGCGCTGCCCGATGTGCGGCGGCGTGTTCCTCTGCTGCGGGAGATTGGCAAGCGCGACACGAATGTCATTCAGCGGTTTGTTGCGTGGGTGCACGATGTCATGCGGCGATTCCACGACCATTTTCATACGCCGAAGGGCGGTCTCACGACAGGGCAGCGGCGGGCGATGGTCGGGGCGTTCGGCAACCTCGTCGGCTCTCTCAGGGACGCGGACAGGAAGCCGATTTTCCGCATAGAGAATGACGGGGCACGTATCACGCTACGGGACGGTAGCAGGCTTCCTGCGGTGAAATATTCGCTTGACAATGCGGGAAAGGAAGGAGATAATGAAGGCAGGATAAGCGAAGCTGTTTTTCAGAAATACCTCAATGACGGTATCATGAAGATGGTGCGGGACAGGGTGTCTGCCGAGATTGGGGAACATATCGACACTGCGGCGATGCGTGACCCTGTTGCGAGAGACGCGGCGCGCGACCGGCTGCCGTATATCCGTAAGATGTTGGCGGACTACAATACGAATACCATTCAGAACAAGCCCGCCTATCGGGATCGTCTGGCGGTAAAGATTGAGTATGCGAGGAGGTGCTTCGACAATGACCCAAGAGTACAACATGGAGCTGTTCGACAAGTGGACGGATACGAACGACCGCAAGACCTACATCGAACTGGGCAAGCGGCTGTTCCCAGGCGAAATGACGGACGAGGAATGGGAGCGGCAGGCAGACAAGGCACTCGCGGGGTATCGCGTAGCATAAGCGGCGAACGCGCGGGCGCATACGCCCATTTTGAACAACTCTATGAAGATATGCGCAGGCACCTTGAACAACAGGGTGCTTTTTCTACGCCCAAATTCTCCGCAAATACGAACGGGGAAAGCCGCACAGGCAACTTCAAGTGGCTCACGGGTGCAATCCGCAGCCTTGTCGGCGTCGCCCCTGCGGACAATCTCGAACTGCCCGGCCGCCCGCAGCGTACAGTGACGCTCACGCCGAAGGAACTGGAACGAAAGATCAAGGGCAGATGGATTCAGGAGAAGAACATCATCTCGAAAGAGGAGCAGAAAGACGGCTCGATCAAGGTGACATTCTACCCCGACGCGCACGATGTCGGCTTCTTCGATTGGGTCAAGAGCGTGCGGCAGGTGGCAAAGCGCAATCCGTTCGTCAAGGTGTTCTATAAGAGAGCGCGCGCTGCGATGAAGAAGCAGGAGCACTTACGCAACGAGTTCGGCAAAGTGCTCAAGACTTTTGCAGACCTTGTGAAGAATCCAGAGGACTTGAAGACGGTATCCATAATTCTCTGGCTGGGCGACGCGAAGGGGAAAGTTTATACCGATGCGGAGCTGCGGTCAATGGGTGCGA